GAACTCCTATTGTATATGGTGCGCTTATCAATGCGCAAGGCGGAACAAACGGCACCAGCCTCGTCCAGGGTGCAAGGATCGAAGCTGGTGGCGGAGACATCAACTATGGAATCCAGCTTGACGTTGAGGACGGTGGTGTTGATCTTAGAATTGAAAGTTCAGCTGATAATGGCGACTATTTCCAGATTCAAACCACCACTCATGGTGCGACCACATTCACAACAGTTGATGATGACGCTACTGCCGCTGATCTTACATTTACTATTGATGGGGATATTAATTTTGATCCTGCCGGCAAAGGAATTCGCATTTATGACGATGTTAAATTAGAATTCGGCACTAACGGTGATGCTTCAATAGAATATGATGAAAACGGAAGAGATCGATTGATTATCTCCGGTTCACACAATGGTATTGAAATTACTGGTTCAACAGTTTATTTTGACGGCGCAATCAATACAGCGGGCGCGGCAACACTAAATTCCGCTGTGGTTACACAAGGGTTTACAGCACTTAGTGAACAATTTGAGCTTGCAGCAGGGGGCATGGGTCCATCTACGCTCTCCTTCTCTGGAACTAGCACATTTACAGGCCGCCTGACTGGTTCGCAAGGACTGTTAATTGCTGATGATGCTGAGCTTTTCTTCGGCACAAATGAAGATGCTTCAATAGAGTATGACGAAGATGGTAGAAATAGACTAATCATTTCTGGTTCTCATAGCGGTATTGAAATCACTGGTTCAACGGTTTATTTTGACGGCGCACTGGATGCAGCTGGCGCAGCTACGATTGGTGGAGCAATATCTGTCGGAACCAATGGTTCCCACATAAGAACAGTGGCTGGCTCTGGCTTCACCCCAAATCTTGTCGCAGTCACAGGAAACTTGCAGGTTGCAAACGGCAGTTTAACTTTGGCAAACGGAGGGGTAACCCTACCGGATGAGCAGAGTGTCACTATCGGAAGTGCTGTTATTCAATACGACAGCGCAGGTGCACCAGAATTTACGTTTACAAATGCGACGGACACGTTGTTTAATACCAGAGCGGTATCTATCAACGATGCCGCCACCGTGCCAAATCTCAGTTTTGAGGTGCACTATACGGGGTCAAAGAGCCCAATTAATCTTGCAAACGATAAGGGTGGTGGCGACACTGTATACTTTGGCACAGGCTCTTCAACTGCTGGATACCTTTATTATCTCAATTCTGATGGTGGTTGGGAAAAAACTAACGCGAAGGCCACTGGCTCAATTGGTCAGCTCGGCGCAGGAAACGCTGCCATGTTGGGCATTGCCCTTGGAGCTGCCCCCGGTGCGAACGGAATGTTAATACGTGGTTTTTATAAGATTCATACCGCACTGAATAGTGCATGGATCACTGGCTCCGCAGTGTATGTTGCTTCGGGAACAGCTGGCGAGGCAGGAAAGTTTACCACTACTGCCCCGACTGCGACTGACTCTTATGTTAGAATAGTGGGGTACTGTACAGCACAAGATAAAGTAATTTATTTTAACCCTGGAAACACCTGGGTGGAGAACTCATGATGGCTAGACAAGTGTTGGACAAGTGGGTTGCTAAACTCATTAGTCGAAAACTTCTTGTTTGGTCGGTCTCCACAGGATTTCTTGCCTTTGATCTTATCACAAACGACCAATGGGTCGCCATTGCTCTCGCCTATGTAGGGGTGGAGGGCTTTGCAGATATTGCCATTCGTTGGAAGGGCGCAAAAAATAACAACTCACCAGAGGCGTAAAATGACTTGGCTAGCAGTAAAGACCTTATTTAAGAAAGTTTGGACTTTTTTAAAAACGTATTGGTATATCCCTTTGTTACTCTCGTGGGCCATTATTGCGTGGCTCCTCCTACGACAATCTCCAAGTCGCGTACTGGATGTTCTAAAAGAGGCCGAGGATAGTTTCAAGGCGCAACTTAACACTATAACGCGCGCACATGAGGAAGAGATAAAGAAAAGGGATGAAGTCATCCGTCGCTATCAGCTAACAATCAAACAACTTGAAGAAGAGCGACGCAAAAAGAACGAAGAACTCACAGAGAAAGAAAAGAAAAGAATTAAAGAACTCGCCGAGAAGCATAAAGAAGACCCAGAAGGTTTTGTGAAAGACATCGCAGATAGCTTTGGGTTTGAAGTAGTGGAGCCAGAATGAAACAATTAATCTCTATTGTCCTCGCCGCCGCAATCATAACTACGCCAGCCCACATTCTCGCACAGGAAACAGAAGACAAACCAAAGATCTCTAATCTCAAACAAGGAGATAGGGCACCATTTGATGGCATTCTGCTTGACGCTTGGGGTTTTGCTGAGATAATGGCAAAAATGGAAATAGACGAGGAGCGTTTTAAGTTAGAATTGGACTATTTAGGTAAGAAGAAAGACGCTGAGTGGGGCCTTAAATACGACAGTCTCCAAGCAAGCTTTGATAGTCTTAAATTTAAATACGATAATGTCATTGAGATCAAGGATAATGAGATCCAAGTCTTAAGACAAATTGCAGTAGAAAAGAAAGATTATTCAATGTGGTGGTACGCTGGCGGTTTTTTATCTGGTGTCGCACTCTGCCTTGGGGTGTTGTATGTATCTGCGAGCGCTCTTTCTAATTAGGCACTATTTATATGTGCAATGGGGAGTTTAGTATATGCCATTAATAATGGGGAGGGATCAGTTGGCACTTAAAGGGATAATGGGAATAGAAACACCCGCCGCCACAGGAGATGGCGAGGGAGATACTATCGCCAATACGCCAAAACTGGTTAGCATTGAGCCGGGGTTGCCAGAGTGGTCAACGGAAGTTCCAAACTCTAATGCGGGCGGAAGTGTTTATTTTCCAATGACAATTTACCAAACTACGATAGACGATGCAGCTTATGGATTTTTGGATGTACCATATGTAGAAAACATAAATGAAGCAGCCCAATTCACTGTTCAGGCTTGGTTCAAGAAGAGTGGAGGTGATAGCCATAACCGCGCTGTGTGGAGCATTGGCGCCGGCGGTTATCAAAATGGTTCATCGCTTTACATATGGAATAATCAAACACCTTATTGGAATATTTCTGATAATGGAAGCGGCGAGTACATCACGTTCAATAATCCGACATCATTCACCACGGATACTTGGTACCACGTGGTATGCATAAAAAAGGCTGACGGGTCCAACATGACAGAGACCTATATTAATGGCAATTTACAATCAAACAAGCATAGCATTGGAACTTATGCTGCGGACACCTCTGGATCTTTTGCGATTGGAATTAGAGATGGCGCAGCGGGCGGCTATGGAGATAGGGGTTGGGTTGGGTACATCACAGAGGTGTGCTTTTGGAATACCGCTCTTGACTCAAATGCGGTTTCGCTACTGTATAACTCTGGCAATGGAAAAGATGCCTCTACAATTTCAGGGTCCAATGTGCAGGGATATTGGAGAATGTTAGAAGGGTCGGGAGTAACCGTGTCTGGTTCTGCTGCTGGTGCGCCAACAGCGACATTTAGAGCTAAGAAGTTGCATCAGTAATAAAAAGTTGAGGATGATATAAATTATGGCAGAGTTACCACAATTAACTTGGAAGATGGGTGATCTTCACACTTTCACTAATGACAGCGCAGGGTCTCACCCAGTAAACATACTAACAGCATTATCTCAGTCTGTTGTGTCTGCTTCCTATTGGAAGGTTGTGGGCTCCAACATTGACAGTGGAAGCTTCCCTTCATTAATAGTGGCACCAACATCAACCAGTGCTAGCTACACGCACATGAGGATTGTTTTTATAACCGGAGATGCCGCACGCGGAACTAACGCGGAGGGACCTCACTTATCAGATATGGCCACTAATGCAGTTTGGGCTTCCAATACTTGGAATAATTATGATCCAATGCTTTATGTAGGCATAGCACCCTTTGGTGGACTTGCTGCCGCCCCAAATCACATAGTCACGGCCTCTGGTGGTGATTGGCGACATGGCACTGGTGGAGGGATAGTATACCCAGAAGTGGCCAGATTTTCTGGCTGGGTTAGTGCTCATGCAGCAGCAAATGGTACGCACCAATTAAAGGGCGGCGGCGGTGGCCTCTATCTCATCGAAAATGAAGAGATGTTGTTCATGCAGGTCAGCGAAGGCTACGAATCTCATAGTAGAAATGAAAACGGATTAATGATGGCTGGTGCAATGTATGTTCCATATGCGGCCAGCCACAAAGGTCCCGCACATTCAGCATCATCTGCGGATGCAGGTCGAGTTTTTGGTATTGCAGGGGGAAGCAATGTTGGCGCATCGACTTACACGCCATTTAGAACTTCTAACGATCCAATAACTGATCTGGCCACCGATTCAGACGAAAAGTTTTGGCCAGGAGGCGATAACGATACGAGTGATGCTTATGGCAACAAACACTATTGTTATCATAGTGGTTCTGGCGCATGGATACAACTTGCGACTGTAAAAATGTATAACCAGTTCATTAGCGACAATTGGGCTGCTGCACAAAACCCCTGGCGTGATGATGACGACCAACATGTTCTGTTACCAATGCATGTGTTTGGATGTGAAGAGCCGTGTGTGGCAATAGGCTACTGGAGGCAGATGACGCAATGTGCTGGAACATACACGCGGAAAATTATGCGCGGCCCGGATGGAGCAGTTAAGGGTTTTTGCATACAAAAACCAATAGCCAACACTTTTACTGGTCCTGGGTATTTTCTTCACAACGATAAGACTTTTACTTAAAATGTTTTTTTAAGGAGTATATAATGAATTACGAATGTGTAACAAAAACTATTGGACACAACATAGCAAAGGTGGTGCACAAACCAGGGCAACCGCTGTATGGATTTACATCTCCGGGTAAATTATCTCTAAAACCAGATACCTACGAAAGGGCTTTGAATGTATTGAATTACTATCAACAATATATTGAAGAGAATGATATGCAAATGGAGTTCACGCCAGATCCAAATCATGCTAGATATGGACTGTCTGATGATTTTTTTTGGATAAGCAAAGGCAAAGGGGACGGAGCTAAGTGGGGCTTAGTTAAGGCACCAATAAAGGACGGGGATACTATTTTTGTTGAGAAGTAAAGAAAAGGTAGTATGACCAAAGAAGACCCAAACTACATCGCTAAAATAGAAAAAGCCATAGAAGACAAGTACGGCACAGAAGCGATCCAGAATCCCAAATCAAATTGGTCCGAGGAAAAAGAGAAAGAATACCTCGAACAAATAAAAAAAACCAAACAAAAATGGCATAAAATAAACGAAGCTAGAGACAAGATCGAAGTTAATGGCTTTTTTATGTCTAAAAAACTACTTAATAAGGATTCAAAGCGGGCCTGCCCAGTTTGTGAGACTTATTCTTTCGATATGAAAGATGACCTTTACATGAACAAGTTTGAATGTTGCTTCGATTGCTACATTCAATGGGTAGAGGGCAGAGAGGAACGTTGGGAATCGGGTTGGCGACCTGAAAAAATTGACGCTTCAAAGAGGATATGACAAATGAAGAAAATTACTAAAACACGATTACGACAGATGATCCGTGAAGAGTTGGAAAAAGAGAGAATGGTTGGAGAAGGTGTTCTCGACACTTTGGGTGATTTGGGTAAGAAGGCTGCACACGGCGTTCTGGGCGTCGGACAGGATGACCCGGCCAACCTCTTAGGTCAGATTGAGGACAAGATTCGTGCCATCCTCGAAGATCCTGAAACGGGCAAAAAGAAATGCGACATATACGCCACCGGTATACGCAGAGAGTACCAAGATTTTTTTGAGGAACTCAACGCCATCCTCGGGTTGTATGATCGTGCCGGACAGCCATATAAGATGAAAAAGTCTACGATGAAAAAAATGAACGATTTAGCTAACGAATTTTTGCCAAAACTTGCAGCTGCGTGCGAAAAAGCTGGATCGCGCCGCCCACGCAGATAATTAAAGAATAGGAAAACTAAACTATGACAACAACACTTGAAATTATTAACGGCCTCGCACAAGCAGCCGCAAATGCTTATGACGGCGCACTTGATGCTGATGGAGAGCCACTTGAGATTGGTCTCAACAGGGAGAAAGGCAATCCAATTATTGATAAAAGAGTGATGGATGGGTTTAGTGTAAAGTTTCATGGCCCGCTTTTGTGCATTCATTATCACTCAGAAGTTAATATTAAAGATGTAGATGGTAACAAGTTTGAGGGTGAACTCGAACAGATGATTGAGGATATAGCCAAATTTCTTAAAAAGGAATATAAGCGCATTACCGGCAATACCCTTTCTTTGACAAAGCAAGGCGAGTTGAAGGCGCACATGGAATATATTAGTCGCATCCGTTGCTGGGTTACTGCAAGATGCTTATATAAAATAGGTGGACTCACTGATGTTCCTGAACCCCGCCCAGAATCAGAAGACAACCTTGAGAAGAAATTTAAGGATTTTTTGAATCAAGAGACCGACAAAAGACCACAAAATGATTCTGCAAAAGACGAAGAGCCCCCGACATTTATGTCTTGGAATTTAAAAAGATGAAACTTGGAAAGAACAACTTAAAAGATATAATTAGGGAACAGGTCAAGCAAACTTTATCTGAGATAGGCGATAGACTTCCTTCTCACCCAATGACCATTCATCCCTATAATGATGAGTCAGAGCATCCACCAAATATTGGTGCACAGGAAAACATCTATGATGATTTAGCTAATGCGGCTCTCATGGAGATGATTTCTATCTACAATGAGGAAGAGGTTCGTAAAATTCTTAGATTTTTATCAGATAGAGCATCACAAGGACCAACAGGTATTGGCGGTCGGTTTACAGATGAACAACTTGAAGAAGTGCTTTTGCTTGTCCTAGATAAGGTAGAGGAGAAAATAGGAGTTAGACTCGGTTCACACTTGCCGCAAGATCGTGAGCATCCCAATTACATGGACATGGAATAGGATGGCATGCTTACAAAAAAAGAAATCATCGCAGAAATTCTTCGCTCAGGAAAAGATCCAAACTACTTCGTAAACAACTATGTTAAAATCTCTCATCCCATTGAGGGATTAATCCCCTTTAAAACTTACGAATTCCAGAAGCAACTGCTGGGTGATTTCAATGATTACCGATTTAATGTTATTCTGAAAGCCCGTCAGCTTGGTATCTCAACCATAACCGCAGCCTATGCTGCTTGGTTGATGTTGTTTTACCGGGATAAAAATATTGTTGTTATGGCCACCAAGTTTGGGACTGCCTCCAACTTGGTCAAGAAAGTAAAAGCAATAATAAAAAACCTTCCAGAGTGGATACAGGTTGCCGATATCTCCGTTGATAACCGGGCAAGCTTTGAACTCTCAAATGGCTCCCAGATCAAAGCTATCTCAACCAGTGGTGATGCTGGTCGTTCAGAGGCACTGTCGTTACTCATTGTCGATGAGGCCGCACACGTTGAAGGTATGAGTGAACTTTGGACTGGTCTATATCCCACACTGTCAACTGGTGGTCGCTGTATTGCCCTATCTACCCCAAATGGTGTAGGTAACTGGTTCCACAAGACCTACATACAGGCTGAGACCGGAGAGAATGATTTCTTCCCCACTTTGCTTCCTTGGGACGCACATCCAGATCGCGATAAAGAATGGTTTGAGAAAGAGACAAGAAACATGTCCCGCCGCCAGATTGCACAGGAGCTTGAATGCAACTTTAATACTTCTGGCGAAACGGTATTTCACTCCGATGATATTGATCGCGTGCGCAGTGCAACACAAGAACCAAAGTATAGAACAGGTGTGGACAGGAACTTGTGGATTTGGGAATCATACCAGCCGACAAATTCTTATATGATCTCTGCTGATGTTGCCCGAGGCGACGCAAGTGATTATTCGGCTTTTCTCGTCTTTAAGTTGGAGACGATGGAGATAGTTGCAGAATACCACGGAAAGATAACAATAGATTTTTTTAGTGAACTACTCTTCAATACTGGTAAGGAATATGGCAACTGTTTAATGGTGGTTGAAAATAACTCTGTTGGCTTTTCCGTGTTGGAAAAACTGCGAGAAAAAGAATACCCAAACATCTATTATTCTATAAAATCAACTCACGAGTTTATTGATCCAATTCAGGCACAACATCACAACAGTGCTGTCGCCGGTTTTTCCACCACAAATAAAACAAGACCACTCATCATTGCTAAACTAGAAGAATTCATTAGAAATAGACTAATTACCATATATTCCAAGCGGATGTTGAGTGAGATGACAACATTTATTTGGAACAATGGTAAGCCTCAAGCACAGAGAAGTTATCATGACGACTTAATTATGTCTTGTGCAATTGGTTGTTGGGTTAGGGATACAGCCCTGGTAGCGAATAAACAGGAAATTGAATATTCAAAAGCAACTTTACAATCAGTGTTTAAGGCAAACTCAGAATTTAACACGTCGATTCCAGGCCAAGTTGGCTATAAACCTGTTAAGTTTTCTGATAAAATGAAAGAACACGAAAAGCATGCAAAAGAATTCTTTTGGCTTTATAAGGGGTAACAAATGGCAGCAGGATATTATAATAATAGGCGAAATGCAAATAGAGAAAATAACCCAAGGAATCCAAGATCTGAATTATTTAAGAGGCTGACAAGATTACTTTCAGGTCCGATTATAAATTATCGTGCTCAGGCCGAAAGACAGGTTTCAAGGCGCAAATTAGATAAACATCGATTTCGATCCGCTAGTGGTCAACAGTTTAAAAAGTCAACCTACAATCCTCTTGATCACCTGCACAGCAATATTATGGCGGCGCAGAACCGCTCTGATAGATATGCTGATTTTAATCAGATGGAATACACTCCGGAGATTGCTTCTGCGCTGGACATCTATGCAGACGAAATGTCCACTTCTAGCGAGCTTCAACCCCTTCTTAATATTGAGTGTCCGAACCAAGAAATTAAATCAATTTTAACTTCTTTATACGACAATATATTGAATCTGAACTTTAACTTGTTTGGCTGGTGCCGCACCATGTGTAAGTTCGGAGATTTTTTTCTGTATCTGGATATTGACGAGGAGCACGGAATCAAAAATGTGATAGGCTTACCAGCTGCTGAAATTGAAAGACTTGAAGGTGAAGATTCCACAAACCCAAATTATATCCAGTTTCAGTGGAATAGTGGTGGAGTAACTTTTGAAAATTGGCAGATCGCTCACTTTCGTATTCTAGGGAACGATAAGTTTTCACCTTATGGTACATCGATACTTGATCCCGCTAGAAGAATCTGGCGTCAATTAACATTGCTTGAAGATGCTATGATGGCATATAGAATTGTTAGATCACCTGAACGTCGAGTTTTTTATATTGATGTTGGTGCTATTCCACCAAATGAGATTGAGCAGTACATGCAAAAGGTTGTTACGCAAATGAAGCGTAATCAAGTTGTAAACCAGAACACTGGTAGAGTTGACCTTCGATACAACCCCATGAGTATAGAGGAAGATTATTACATCCCTGTACGAGGAGGCAATTCTTCAAAGATTGAAACTCTTGCTGGTGGGTCTTACACAGGTGATGTTGACGATGTCAAGTATTTGAGAGACAAGCTGTTCGCGGCGCTCAAAGTTCCTGCATCGTATTTGGCAAATTCAGCAGAGACTGATGAAGATAAGACTGCTCTTGCCCAAAAGGACATTCGGTTTGCAAGAACAATACAAAGGTTGCAGAGATCAGTTGTTACTGAATTGGAGAAGATTGGTATTATCCACCTTTATATTTTGGGTTATCGAGCGAAAGATCTGATCTCCTTCAAACTATTTCTTAGCAACCCCTCAAAGATAGCGCAAATGCAAGAGTTGGAACACTGGAAACTTAAGTTCGACATCGCCGCCGCAGCGACCGAAGGATATTTTAGCCGCCACTGGGTTGCTGAAAATATTTTTAATCTTTCCGATGAAGAGATTCTTAGAAATCAGAGAGAAATGTTTTATGATCGTAAGTTTGATGCCGCGTTGGAGCAAGCTGCTGACGCAGCCTCCGAAGAACTTGCGGGAGACCCAGGGGACTTCGATCTTGCTGGTGATGAATTAGAAGGTGATGAGGGGGCACTTGACGATGAAGATCTGCTCGGCGGAGACGAAGAGCCAGGGGGCGAAGGTGACTTAGGGGACGAAGAGGAAGAAGATGTCCCGGGCGATGATCTACTCTTGGCGGAACCTGGAAAAAGAGATGATAAGATGGAAATCAAAGACATCCATGGTAAGGTAAAACAAACTACCACAGCTCGAAGCAAGGGTAAGATGTATAGGCCAGAGACTTATGATAAGAGAAAATCTTCTGGGCCTCGTAAGAAAAAAATGTCAGCCAGTTATGCGAAGGAAAAGACAAAATCAACAGCAAGGACTATTGCCCCTGGCTATTCTCCGCTGAAACAGTTGGCGAAAGGTATAACAGAACAACAACAGACTACTTATAGTGAAGAAGAAATACTTTTTGAAATCAACCAAGAGATTAAAGATTTAATTTCTGAAATGGAGAAACGAGATGAAACTCAGACATAATAAGAAGCGCAACACCGCTTTCTTGTATGAGGTCTTGGTAAGACACTTAACAAAGAGCGTAATAGAACAAGACAAGGAAAAGAAAAGGCAGATAATTAATATTATCAAAGAACATTTTCGCCTCGGTACAAAACTAAGAAGCGAGCTAGAAATTTACAAGGTCATTCTTTCCGAGGATACCTGCGACTATCATACCGCTGAAAGAATAATTTTTGAAGCAAAAAGATCTATTTCTTTAATTGACAAAGAACAATTGTTTGAGGAGCAGAGCAAGCTTATTAAGGTTATAAACCAAACCTTATCAAAGGAGGCTTACTCTATATTTATTCCTAACTATAAAAACATAGCATCAGTTCAACAGATCTTTAATGATCAAGCGCCCATAAAAACAAGAATGTTGTTGGAAAATAAATTAATTGACAAGCTTGTAGGTAACAAGGCTGACATGTCTCAAGGTATGCCCACATTGGACAACCTAACTTACAAAACATTTGTCAACAAATTTAACAAACAATATAGTGACTCCATGTTGGAAGAGCAAAAAACCTTGTTGGGCAAGTATATAAATTCGTTCTCAGATAATGGGCTGGGCCTTAAACTGTACCTCAACGAAGAGGTGGATAGATTAAGAAGCCTTGTTTCCGAAGCTATGAACAATGAAGAAGTTGTTGCTAACGAAGGTGTTTTAGAAAAGATAAAGGAAGTTGTCAAAATTATGGATGACTTTAAGCAACAAGAGATAGATCAACAGATGATCGAAAAAGTACTAAAAATTCAAAGTTTAGTACACGAGATTTAAAATTATGTCTTTAACTGTTAAAATAGGCGACGCGGCCACGGAGGAAATAGAAGAAGCTCCCAAGAAGCCCGTTATAAGTGTGGAACTAAATGTCAGGAAAACCACTGACGGGAACCTGATGATTACAGACCATCCAGAGATAGACATTGTTGTGATGCCAAAGAACAACAAGATTGTGTCTTTCCCGAAGGAAAGAATCTCAGATAAAGTATATGATATTCAAGATAAGCTTTTTAGATTTCTTGGCAAGAAAGGTGTGATAAATTTAAACTCAGTGCAGGGCGGCAATGTTTATAGTTCTTTGGAGGCGACATACCCAGATGTTGAAGGGGCTAGTGGATTACAAATGGTGTTGTATACTTTAAGCAAGTTTGTTAAAGATGAGCAGAACTTTTTTAATATAAGTGATCAGATGGAAAGGGAGTTTGAAGAAGGACTCGCAGAACCAGATGACGAAGATTCCACTGAACTTGGTGAAGTCCCTCACGGCACACAGAAAGGGACGGTGCGTTCCGGGTATGTATATCATCCGTATGGTATTTCATCCATGTATAGATATGAATAGGTGAATAATGCAATTAATTTATTTTGTGTTAACTGCTTTTGGATTAACACAGATTCTCGTCTACGGAAAGGTCTTTGATGCCATCCGTCCATCAAAACAAAAATTTAAAGGTTTCTTTCACTGCCCGATGTGTGTTGGCTTTTGGGTTGGTTCTTTTTTGTTTGGAATAAATGCTTACACAGAACTATTTACCTTTGACTATAATGTGGCTAATTTTTTTATTTTAAGCTGGTTATCGTCGGGTACGAGTTATATGCTGAATCAATTTATGGGTGATTTCGGTTTTAGAATGGAGATTAAAAACAATGAATAGATATATGTTGCGTTCTGTTAGGCGTTGTAAGAGCGGCTGCATAATCAAGCCACGGCGAGCGTGGCATGGAGATTTTTAATGAGCGATCAAAATAAATATCTTATTCGAGAATACTTTGAGCTTTGTGAAGGCGGTAGGTGCCAAGACTTCTTGACCGAGCAGGAAAAGAAAAGAGTAGCAGAGGACGGTGTTATATTTCTCACTGGAAAACTGCAAGAGGCCGAAGTTCAAAATGGTAATGGTAGAGTTTACCCAAAGCCAATACTTGAAAGAGAAATAAAGAAGTATCAAGATACCGTGGCTGACCGACGCGCAATGGGAGAACTAGATCATCCCGAGAGTTCAGTGGTAAATTTACAAAATGTGTCTCACATCATAACAGAAGTGTGGTGGGACGGTAATAATGTCATGGGCAAACTTGAAGTTCTCAATACACCTTCGGGTAATATTCTTAAATCTCTGGTGGAGTCCGGCGTAAAGATGGGGATTTCTTCCAGGGCACTGGGGTCTGTTTCTCAAAGGGCGGGAAAAACTATTGTAGAAGAAGATCTTCAATTGATTTGTTTTGATATGGTGTCAGAGCCATCTACTCCTAATGCATTTATGTTAAAGGAGCATCGGGAGCATCCTGAAAAACAAGACAAACTTAACCAACTTTTAGATAGTATTATTAAAAAATGAAAAAAAGTGAATTTAAAGAAATGTTGAAACCTCTGATTAAAGAATGTATAAAAGAGGTTGTGTTTGAAGAGGGTGTTCTTTCTGGCCTTATTTCTGAGGTGGTAAAGGGCACATCGCAAATCAAAGAGCCTGTTCAAACAGTTTCTGAGGATTATTCCATGCTTGAAGAGCAGAGGAAGCAGGAAGTAAAACAAAAAATAAATGAAACTAAAAAGAAAATGTTAGATGCTATTGGCAACGATACCTTTAATGGTGTTGACTTGTTTGAGGGAACTAGACCATTGGGTTCTGCTGGTTCACCTGCGGACAGCACTAAGGTTTCATCACCGTTGAGCACGTACGCTCCTAGTGATGCTGGTGTTGATATTAGTTCAATATTTTCTTCAAAGTGGAAAAATTTGGTATAGGGAAATACTATGGCGGGAAAACCGATTAATATTGAAGTTTATGTAAAAAGAGGGGAATCACCTGAGAGGGCGATAAGACGTTTTAATAAAAAAGTTAAAAACTCTGGGATCTTAGATGATTTTATTAAAGGTAGATATTATGAAAAACCATCTGTTATTCGTAATAGGAAAAAAAGATTAAGGAAAAGGATTATTCAACAGCAGAATGAGGCCCGCCTAGAAGAAGAACGAAACATGTATAGGCCCAAATCTAAAAAGAAGAGGAGAAGATAATGTCACGAAATTTTAAACATAGACCTGGGATAAGCAGCGCAGGTGCTTACCAAGTAAGTGGAATACCGTATGCAAGCGCGAGCCATGCAGTTATCCCTGCGAACGACTCTTCTAGCCCGTGGCAAGTAACATTTCCTACGGTAACAAAATGGGTTCTCGTTGAGAACAGGGGCCAGCAACCTTTACGTGTAGGGTTCTCTTCCATTGGTGTTAGGGGGCTATCTGAGGTGGACTCCGTTTTTGAGAAAAACTATTTTGTTTTGGACACCTCTGGTTCAACCAATGGCACGCTAATCTCTACCAATCCGACCAATCGCATCTACTTAGATATTCGAGTTAAGGATTTGTTCCTATTATCGGATGGCGACGAGACTACGTCAGCCCAGGTTGTTGCCGGATTAACCATGGTAGACACAGAAGAACTAACTGGCGCTGAAACAGGAAGGCGAACTAACTGGTCAGGCTCCTCCGGTGTCGGCTAAAATATTTTTGCGTTTATAATCGATTGTTACTATTTAATTTGATGAAATATTTCATCTTAACAGGAGTATTATAAATGAGTTCTATGCTTGAACAGGCGATTATTGATGCCACTGCTCTTAAAGAAGCAGCAGTAAGAAACGCAGAACAAGAGATCCTCGAAAAGTATTCTCAGGATATCAAGGAAGCGGTCGATGCTCTTCTTGAGCAAGACGAAGATTTAAACGAAGTGGAAGATTTGGACGAAGAGGAGGCTGTTATGGAACAGGTTCCCCCCGCCGCTATGGAAAACGAGGCGATGTGTCCTTGCCCTGCTGATGAGGAAGTGATCACACTTGATTTGGATCAACTCATGGCACAGTCAAACCAAGAAGAACCCGAAGCGTCTGATCTTCGCGAGCGCGAAGAAATAGCAGAAGAGATTACCGATGAACAGCAACTCCGCAACCTCGACGAGGAAGAGGTTGTAGAGGAAGAAATTAATCTTGACGAAGAAGAACTCAAAGAGCTTGCTGAGGAGTTAAAGTTCGAGTATAAACCGGAGCCCTCTGGCTGGATTGGTGGAACTCCCGAAGGCGAACTTGAACAAGAGCAGTTGGTTCAACAAATACAAAAACAGATCGAAGAGGCAAACAAAGAAAACGAAGACTTAAAAGAAAGTCTCAACAACCTTAACGGTGAGAATGAAAAATTTAAGAGAATTATTCTTCAATTGAAGGATAAGCTTGATGAAGTATCTGTCTCCAATGCGAGACTTTTATATACTAATCGTGTTTTACAGAATTCCTCCTTGAATGAGCGACAAAAAGCTAAACTTGTCGAAACGATTTCTAAGGCACAAACCATTGAGAAGGCAAAGATGATCTACGAAGCCCTTCAAAGTGCAGTGGAAGGAACCTCAGCCAAAGCTGAGAAACTTGAATCACTGAACGAAGTTGTTTCCAAACAATCAACAATGCTCTTTTCAAAAAAGCGTGAAGAAAGACAACAGTTTGATCACGTTTTAACACGGATGCAGCGTTTAGCTGGAATCAAAAAATCTTAAGGAGGATTAACAAAAAATGTCAGTGTTACAAAAATTAACTGAAGGCATCGTTAATCGCGACCTCCAAAAAGAAGGAGATGCTCTTCTCAGTAAGTGGGAAAAGACAGGACTTCTTGAAGGTCTCGATAGCGATTACCAGAGAAACGGTATGGCCGTTCTTCTCGAAAATCAGGCCAAGGAGCTTCTTCGTGAGGCTTCCGCTATGGCCGCAGGAGACGTTGAAGGTTTCGCCGCTGTTGCGTTCCCCATCGTCCGTCGTGTGTTTGGTGGCTTAATTGCTAACCAGCTTGTTTCTGTTCAGCCGATGAGTCTGCCTAGTGGACTTATCTTCTTCTTGGACTTTACTTTTAATTCGGCCCGCGCCGGTCAGGCTGCTGATGAGTCGTTATACGGTGGAAACGTCGTTGGTAGCGGCTTGCTCAATGGTGTCGATCTGGCGCCAACTGGCGACACTCAGCCGGGTGGTTTCTATGGTCTTGGTACCGGATACTCTTCCCCGACTGGTTCCGCAGCAGTTACTACCGCTGCTCCTGACGGCTCTACCGGTGACTTCCCGACTGCTGTCACGGATGTGCAGGTCAGCTCGTTGACTGACGCACAGAAGAAGATGATTCAGTACGATCCAGACATTCTTGCTGACACCAGCTTGAAGGTTACGGTTCACAAAACCCCCAGCGCGGCATCTACTTCTCTCGCGAACCTTAATGAAGATGCTCTTACTGCTATCGACTTCTCTGGACACAACGGAACTGTTGTTCGTCGTTTGACCAGAATCGATAAGAATGACAGCAGCAAGCTTGTTTTCGTACTTATTCGTGACGCCGCCACTCCAACCGCTCCAGGTTCGGTTACGATCACTTATCCGCTTGCGGATAATTTTGATGCTGCTGGAACTGGCAAAGAAGGTGGTGTTGTTGGTAACGATCCGTGGGGACTTGAAGAGGCAGGTAACACCGCTGGAAACACCGGAAGTTCGTCTGACTCCAAGGATGTCATCCCCGAGATCGACATCAAGGTGGACAGCACCGCTGTCACCGCAGTCACCAAGAAGCTGAAAGCTAAGTGGTCTCCGGAGCTTGCTCAGGACCTCAACGCTTATCACAACCTCGACGCTGAGGTTGAGCTTACGAGCATTCTCTCTGAGCAGATTGCTCTGGAAATTGATCGCGAAATCCTTAACGACCTCGTTAAGGGTGCAACTGCTGAGACTCTTTATTGGTCTCGTCGCCCCGGTCGCTTCGTTGATCGTGGTACCGGTTCTGATATCAGCACGCTTGCTAACGAGTCTCTCTTGGGTGGTGACTTCACTGGCACCGTCTCTGAGTGGTACGAGACTTTGATTGAGACCATCAATGATGTGTCCGCTCAGATTCATCGTAAGACGCTGCGCGGTGGCGCCAACTTTATTGTTGTCGGCCCCGAGACTGCAAACATTCTTGAGTTCACCGCTGGTTTCCGCGCTTCTGTAACCGCAGACGTTGAGACTGGACAAGCTGGTGCAGTTAAGATTGGCGCAATCAGCAAGAAGTGGGATGTATATGTTGATCCTTATTTCGTGCGCAACGTTGTTCTGGTTGGTCGTAAAGGTAGCTCTTTCCTTGAAAGCGGCTATGTTTATGCTCCTTATGTACCTCTCCAAGTGACCCCGACTATCTTCGGTGTCGAGGACTTCGTGCCCCGCAAGGGCGTGATGACTCGCTACGCCAAGAAGATGGTTCGTCCGGACGCTTATGGCTTGGTTATCATCAAGGACCTCAACGGCTAGAATAATTTCATAGCTTAAAAAAGCCCCCTGCATCTTTGGTGTGGGGGGTTTTTGTTTGCGCATAACTATTTAAGGTGTACCAAAGGAGGCCTCATGAATGGCAGTCCCCACTTTAACACCTGCAAGCCAGACAAGCGCAATAACTTTACCCGTAACTGGCACATTTGATAATGTAGATTCGGCAACTAATCCGTTGCCTTTTGGAATTTACACTTCTGCTAATTTTAAATCGGGAGCAGTTGATCAAGTTTCTTATGTTTACAAGAAGCTTGGTGGTGATGTTCTTGATATTGAATTAACAGAACATCAGGTTTATGCAGCCTATGAAGAGGCAGTTTTAGAATATTCATATTTGGTGAATATACACCAAGCAAAGAATGTCTTGTCAGATGTTCTTGGCGCATCAACAGGCAGTTTTGATCAGGACGGTGAATTGTCAGGGTCAACTGTTTCTAATATTGCCACGAAGTTGCCACGTTTTACTTTTGCCTACACAACAAGGATCGGTGATGGCGCAGCCAGCGCTGCTGGCGTCGGCGGCAACAAAACATATTATTCAGCAAGCTTCAACACAACAGCTAGTGTGCAGGACTATGATCTTCAATATATCATTAGTTCATCTGCAAATTCAGCATCAATGCCTTTCTATGATAAGGTAGGCAATAAGAAAATATCCGTTAGAAAAGTTTATTATAAATCGCCGTATGTGATGTGGAGATTTTTTGGATATTATGGAGGTCTCAGTGTTGTGGGAAATCTCCATAATTATGGACAATTTAGCGACGACTCAACATTCGAGTTGATTCCGACTTGGCAAAATAAACTACAAGCGATGTCGTTTGATGATTCGGTGTACACAAGGATATCTCAGTATTCCTATGAGCTAAGAAACAATAATATAAGGGTGTTCCCAGAAATAACTAACGGTGGCCCAGATGAAATATGGATTGAGTTTACCGTTGCGGAGGACCCATGGACACAAGAGTCGGATAGAGATAATGGGGTGGATGGTATAAATAATATGAATACCGCTCCATTTGCTAATATACCTTATGAAAATATCAACTCTATTGGTAAGCAGTGGATCAGAAGATTTGCCATGGCGTTAAGCAAAGAAATGCTGGGGCAAGTGCGAGGGAAATTTAGCACTGTACCAATCCCAGGGGAATCTGTGACATTAAACCACTCTGAATTACTTTCCCAAGCAAAAGAGGAGCAGGATAAACTTAGAGAGGAACTTAAAACCATCCTTGATGAATTAACATATGCTAAGTTAGCAGAACAAGACGCTATTAAGCTTGAGACAGCGACGAGAGCACAGCAAAACGTACCAGTGACTATTTTTGTGGGGTAATATAGATGAGCGACGACAATAGATGGTCACAACCCTCTCAACCACCTCCTCCTATGTTTCTTGGGGAGAAAGAGAGGAACTTAGTAAAACAAGTCAACGATGAGTTGATAGAACGGGTGATAGGCCAACAGGTTGTTTATTACCCAATAAGTGTTGAACATACCAACTTTCATAGTATCTATGGAGAAGCGGTACAGAAAACATTCTTGCCTCCCGTTAGAGTTTATGCTTTGGTTGAGTGGGGTGGTCTGGAAACCAAAGCCGACACGAGCTATGGTCTCGATAAGGCATCAGAGATCACTGTGCACTTTCACAAAAGAAGATTGACAGAAGATCAAGACCTTTTTGTTAGAGAGGGGGATTTTGTTCTGTATGGAAATATTTATTACGAGATAGTGACCTTAAATGAGCCAAGGCAACTTTTTGGTCAAATTGATCATCGCATTGAGATATCAGCTAAATGCGTGAAGGCAAGGAAGGGACTGTTTGATGCCACTTGATATAGACACTAGCGGATACGAAACTAGCGAAGAGTCATTTCCACCATCGACGATAGAAACAATCGATGAGGCTCTTACAAGATTTGTTAAAGAGTTAAATATATTTGCATCGACGCAAGAAGGATGGAAACAAGTGCCTGTTATTTGGACATCTGCTGAAAGATCATTTCAAATAAAGGATAATAAGGATTTGAGGGACTCATCTGGTTCTTTAATAAAGCCCGTTATTACAATTGAGAGGGTGTCTTTGGTAAAAGACTTATCAAAGAAGGGTTCTGTTTTTGCTAATGTCCCACCCGTAGACGACGAGAAAGGCGGAGTGTTAACGGTGGCTAGGGAAATAAATCAATATAAGACTTCAAATTTTGCTAATGCTGATGCCAAACGTAATCATAACCAATTAAATTTTAGAACTAGAAGGGAAAACAAGGTTGTGTATGAGACGGTAACAATTCCATTACCAATTTATGTAGAGGTGTCGTACAAAATAAGCATATATGCAGAATACCAACAACAAATAAATGAAATGTTGACTCCATTTTTAATTACGACTGGTGGAATCAATCACAAGATTATAAAGGGAGATTATCACCAGTACGAAGCTTTTGTTCAGAGTGATTTTACTCAAACCAATAATCTTTCAAGCCTTTCATCAGAAGAGAGAAAATATCAAACTGATGTTGACATTAAAGTTTTGGGTTACTTGGTCACTGCCGACAAAAATGAAGATCAACCTAAGATAGTTAGGAGACAAAACGCGGTTGAAGTTAAGATTCCCCGAGAGAGAACGATTGTTGGGGATATTAACGAGTTTATAAAGAAAGGTTTTTATAGAGAGTAAAATTCTTTTGGTAGTTTCTTCAACTATTTACTACGATTAAAAGCACTTAATTCGAGAGGAGATATTGCATAATGTCCGTAAAGAAATTTAAATTTGTATCACCTGGAGTTCAAGTTAACGAAATAGATCGTTCGCGAGTTCCAGCGGAAGCCATAAAAAGAGGACCATTGGTTATTGGTCGCGCAGCAAAAGGGCCGTCTATGAGGCCAATCACTGTCCAATCTTTTGCTGAGTTTGTTGAAATATTTGGAGAGCCAATCCCCGGTGGCCAAGCAGGCGATGTTTGGAGAGATGGAAATTATACCTCTACAACCTATGCTCCTTATGCAGCACAAGCATATTTAAGAAACAACGGTCCCTTGACTTTTGTTCGCTTGCTGGGAAGCAAACACGGTGACATCTCTGAGGGCACCGGCGATGAGACCCCTGGATGGTCTGCTCCTGATCATGCTGTAGCAACTGGCGGAGGCGCTCTTGGGCTATACCTATTTAATTCTGGTTCGCACACAGACCGTGTCGCCGGAACTCTCGGCGCAGTTTGGTATGTTACCGACGCAAACACTCGAATCGTGCTTAGTGGTACCATGTCCAAGGAGGGAGCTGATGGAACCGTAGCTGCAAGACAAACTGCATCTATGGGTGTACTGGTCAAAAGCCAGGGCGACAATAGAGAGTTTAAAGCACAAATCATGCAAGGTGCTAGCACGGTGCTGGAAACCATTACGTTTAACTTTGATAGAACGTCTGATAAGTTCATTAGAAAAGTATTTAACACCAATCCGACATTAACTAATTCAGCAATGATCGCAGCCGGCCAGCTTAAAAAGTATTGGCTTGGCGAGACGTTTGAAGGTGTTCTCAATGAAATACTGACCGCAGGTAATCACGTTTCTGGTCAAACTGATGGTGCTATTGTTGTTCTTCAAACGCACGATAATGGTGCTAAACTTGGATTGCGCAAAAAGGACGCCGCACTTTCAAAGACGGGATATTTTATCGCCCAAGATACAGGTGATAAATCATCGTACGATGCCCTCAACGCCCAGAAATTGTTCAGGTTAGTCAGTCTTAACTCTGGTCAGTGGGATTCGCAAAATCTTAAAATTTCTATTAGGGACATTAGAGAATCTACAAATGAGCTTGATCCGTACGGAAGCTTTACGGTTGAAGTTCGAGATATCAGAGATACCGACGCAAACCCAAGAACACTTGAAAGGTTTGAAGATTGCAGTTTGAACCCAAATGCAGAGAATTACATTTCTAGGGTTATTGGCGATAGATACGTTGAGTGGTCCGAGGCTGAGCAAAGACTCCGCGAGTATGGTGCCTATGATAATAATTCTAGTTATGTGCGCGTTGAAGTTGACGCTGCTGTCGAGGCTGGTCTTGATGCAAGACTGCTCCCGGCTGGATTCCTTGGACCTCCTAGATTTGCGAGGTTTGGAATAAGTGGTAGTGCTCCAACAAATTATGGCGTAACAACTGGTGTGCAAAATCAGGCTCTTATTCGTGGCGGAACGAACATTCTTGGACATGCAAGCGGTTCTGACGTTATTCTTGCACATGAGAATGGCGGCGCAGGTTCAGTGGCTGGCAGTTGGCTCGCCGATGTAAGACATCCGCAAATGAAACTTAGGGCCTCTAGTGTGGATAGTACACTTCCTGCCACCACAAGAGCATATTTTGGTATTGAAACCCGCAGGGATGCAAATGGTAGGCTGTTTGACGAGACTTACCTCGACTTGGTTCGACCCAAGCCCCAAGGCGTTAACAGCTATGCTTCAAGCTCTTTTGCAGAGGTTAGTTTTGCGTTTACGCTTGATGATCTTAGCGGAAGTTCTGATTTGGGCAACACTTCAACTGCTGTCACTGCCGTTTACACCTCTGGTTCAAGACAGGCGGGTACCTCAATTACGGCCAAGGGTATTTCAACCAATACCATTACGAAGAGTGCTTCATTCGGCTCACTGCTCGAACTTGGCTATGATAAATTTACCGCACCTCTAGTTGGCGGGTTTGATGGCTTGGATATCACAGATCGTGAGCCGCTCCGTAATTCAAAAATTATTACATCGGCTACGGGCAGAACTGATTATGTATATAACACGTACAGGCGAGCTATTGATTTCCTGTTAGACACAGAAAATCTTGAAGTCAATGTTGCAACTGTGCCGGGTCTGATAAATGCTGAGTTAACAGAGAAGCTGATTCAGAACTGTGAGGATCGAGCTGATTGTTTGGCAATTATTGATCTGGAAAGTGATTATGATTCTCAATATGAGGTAATTTCCTCAACAGCAGAATCCGATAGGGTTAAGAAGGTTGACGACGCTGTCACCAATCTTAAAAATAGAAACATCAATTCTAGCTATGGATGTGCTTACTATCCCTGGGTTCTCGTGAGAGACACTGTGTCAACTGGTCAAACCATCTGGATGCCCCCGTCCGTTGTCGCCCTTGGCGTCATGGGTAACTCGGAGACATCTAGTGAACTTTGGTTCGCGCCCGCTGGTTTTAACAGAGGTGGGTTGACCGAGGGTCACGCAGGTCTTACAGTTGTTGGAGTTAGACAGAAACTTTCTGCAAAAGAGAGGGATAAACTGTATAATCAGAACATTAATCCGATTGCATCATTCCCGGCAGAAGGTGTTGTTGTCTTTGGACAGAAAACGCTTCAATTGACTAAATCTGCTGTGGATCGAATCAATGTGCGAAGGCTGATGATCTTCCTCAAGAAAGAGATCTCCTTCGCAGCGTCGAGAATTCTTTTCGACCAGAATGTAACCGCTACATGGGCTAGGTTTAGAGGCACTGTTGAGCCATTCTTGGCCGATGTTAAATCGAGATTTGGTGTAACTGATTATAGATTGGTTCTCGATGAGACAACCACCACGCCCGAGTTGATTGATAGAAACATCTTGTACGCCAAGATCTTTATCAAGCCAGCACGAGCAATTGAGTACATCGCTCTTGACTTTATTATAACCGCCACTGGCGCTTCTTTTGATGAATAATCTAGTCGAGAACTAGTTAGAACAGGAATCGAATCGGAGGAATTTTTAAATGGCATTTTGGAACTCACCAATGTTACAACCAAAGCGCAAGTTCAGATGGGTACTTGAGCTTGGGCTTGACAATGGAGAACTATTAAAAGTTGCTGCAAAAACAGTACAGAAACCTAATTTTGAAATAGGTACGACAACACATAAGTTTTTAAATCACCACTTCTATTATCCAAATCGTGTTGAGTGGAAACCCATTTCCATCACGTTAACTGACCATGTTGGAACTCGTGATGCAAGTTCCCCTGTGAGTGTAACTGACGTGCTGTATAAAGTGTTGGGAGACTCAGGATATGTAAAACCAGACTTGGCTGCTGCTGCGTCCCCACAGGGCCTGCAAGGTTGCGAGTTTGCAGTCACCAAGAGAGCATCGGTAGAAAGTGGATTAAAATCAATTGAGATACTTCAACTGGATGGCGAAGGTCGAGTCACTGAAAGGTGGAAGCTTTCCAATGCTTGGGTATCAAAAGTTACGTTTGGAGACTTATCGTATGAAGACGATGGTCTTGTTGACTTAGGCTTAGACATTGTTTATGATTGGGCTGAGCTGCAAAAACAATAAAAAACTAAGAGGAGAAAATGTCTAGAAACAATCAGGACCGTATAGGTCCTAACGTAGAAAGCGCCGACCCCCCGATTCCACAATCTTATCAAGAGCCCTTTAAGGAACCTATGCACTTTGTTGTCCCAACAGAGTTTGTAGATCTACCCTCCGGGGGCAAATATTATCCACAAGGTCACCCTCTCCATAATGTTGGAGAGGTAGAGATCAAATTCATGACAGCAAAAGAAGAAGATATCCTGACGGATAAGACTCTTCTTAAAAAGGGAATAGCAATTGATAGGCTGATTAAAAGTATTCTTGTGGATAAGTCCATCAACACTGCCGATCTCTTTACTGGCGACAGAAATGCAATTTTAATCGCCGCAAGGGCCTCGGCTTATGGCCCGGATTACGACACTAAGGTAGCATGCCCTGTATGCTTTTATCATGGAAGGCATGAGTTTAATTTAAATAATGCCAGCGTAATTTGCAATGACAATTTGGAAGAAGATGGTATCAAGCGAAGCGAAGGGGGGACTATATTTTTTACAACTCCAAAGCTCCGCGCCGAGGTCGAGTGTAAAATAATGACTGGTGGTGATGAAAAAAGAATCTTGGATCAGCAGAAGAACAACAAGAAACATAGGCTGCCAGAAAATAACTTAACAACCCAGTTAAGAACAATAATTGTATCCGTTAACGGCAATACAGATGGTGGTTATATTAATTCATTCATTGATGCATGCCCCGCATTAGATTCCAGGCACATTAGAACCATGTATCAAAAATGTGTTCCTGGCATAGAATTAAAGGAGGAATATGTCTGTGGCGAATGTGGCTCATCAACGATGATTGATGTCCCGTTTACCACAGACTTTTTTTGGCCTAAGTGAAAAATATGCTAAGGGATTATATGAGGAGTTCTTTCTCCTAAAACATCATGGTGGATGGAGCTTTATTGAGATGTATAACTTGCCAATAGGGCTTCGTCACTGGTTCCTTCAAAGATTAACTCAACATTTTGAAGAAGAAAGAAAGCAGGTTGAACAAGCCCGCAGCAAACGCAAGACGAGATAAAGACCCTCTTTTACCGCTTGTGTGCGTTAAATACTTTATCTAACTAATTACTGCTGTAAATGCTAGTGAGGGGATTCGTGTATGAAAAAGTTACAAGAAGATAAATTAGTTCCAATCGTAATCGATTTGAGTGTGGGAAAAGACAAGATCGATGAGAGCTTCCTTCGTATGTTTGGTGCGGGAATAGAACTATTAATAAAAAGAATGTTTGGCCTTAATGATTTAAATTTTAAGTTTCGTGGGTCAAAGAACGCTCTTGACCGTCTGGCAGATACGTTGCGTCAAGAGACGGCCTACATGGAAGCATACAGGAGAGCTGGATTGAATAACCCCTCTGTTCTTAAAAACAAGTGGAGATTGCAAAGAGCAGTTAAGGACTTTGAATCTCAAACTGGGATTAAATGGCCCCTCAAGTAGGAACTTGACAAATGGCTGATAAAATTACAATTGAACAGGTGGAGTTGACTCAGCAACTCGCCAAGGAGCGTGATAGATTACTTCAGATCGAAAATGATCGATTGGAGGTGGCACGCCAACAAGCACGTCTCGATGGCGAGACGCTTTCTCGAACATCAGAGACTGTTACGCAATCTGCCGCACGCCAAAATGTGGCAGAACAAATGCTTGTCCTTCTGCAACAAGAACAGGAGGCAATAGAAAAGAAGATTGTAGCATTAGAGGCGGCCAAGAAAGCAGCCGCCGATCTCGGTCAAGAAGAAGTTGACAAGCTCACAGCACAGCAGGACAAGTTGGGTGAAATACTTAAACTTAAAAAAGACCCTGCTGCCCTTAAACAGACCATTGATGATCTTGAACGATCAAAAGCAAAAGAAGTATCTCTTCAAAAAAGAGCGGAGCGCGCCAGCGCTCTTGGTTCAAGTTTTGGTGAATTAGTTGGCGTAACCAATAACTGGGAAAACGGCCTAGTTGGAACAACTCTTCAATTGCTTAAAGCCGAGGATGGCGTTGAGCGCATCACAGAAGGCTTGATGGGCACTTTTAACATGCAAAATATTGGCGCGAGTATTTTAGAAAAAGTTACTGAGGCAACCCTTATTCTTCTCATACGCCAAGATGCCGCGATAGCAAGTTTTAAACAGGCCACAGCGGCAGGTAACTCTTACAACGATGTAATCGTTGACAGTTATTTGGAGCTTAGGACTTTTGGCGTCAGTCAGGAAGTTGCTGGAAAGGCGACAGAAGAATTGTTTAAGCAGATGTCGCAGTTCACAGAGATGACAAGAGCTGCCCAGCAAGAGCTAGTTGAAACAACTGCAATTCTAAATAGATTTGGGGTTGCAGGAACAGATGCAGCAAGCTCTTTTGAACTTCTGATCCAGGGTCTGGGAATGACTGCTACGGAGGCAGCTCAAACTCAGCGGGAATTGTTTGCATTAGGTCAAGCACTAGGAATAGCACCAGATGTTGTTTTTTCTGAGTTTGGCCCCGCCACCCGCCTGCTTGCTGCACATGGCGATGATATGATTAATGTGTTTGAGGGCATCGCCGCTGCTAGCAAGGCCACTGGTGTTGAGATGAATAGACTCATTGGTCTTGCTGAACAATTCGATACTTTTGAAAATGCCGCTTCATCGGTTGGTAAGTTAAATGCAATACTTGGTGGTCCTTATTTTAATGCCATAGAGATGTTGAATGCAACAGAAGAAGAAAGAATTAGATTGTTGATTCAAGGTATCGAGGCTACTGGTAAAAGTTTTGACTCGCTCGGAAAATTTGAACAAAAAGCTATTGCTAGCGCTGCTGGTATTACTGATATGGCTGAGGCAAACAAGCTATTTAACACAAGTTTATCAGCGTTTGACGCCGCACAGGCAAAAGCAGCGGCAGCCTCCATATCTCAAAAAGAATTTGAAGAGGCATCGAGAAACGCACTTTCTGTGCAAGAAAAGTTTGTGACAATAATGGAGAATTTTGCTGTAAGCCTGAGTCCTGTGCTTGACCTTCTGGGTGGAATTGCCGATCTTTTGTTGGAGTTACAAAAGATGATGGGTGACACTGGTAACATAATTTTGGCCCTCGGTGGATCGGTTCTTTTTCTTGTTGGCACATTTAAAGGATTATCCTTAGCCGCCTCCGTTGCAGGTGGTGCAATGTCTGCTTCGGCCCCTGGTCTTGTGGCGTTCGGTAACGCAGCGGGAGCAGCCGGCGCGGCTGCCATGAAGGGATCTTTGGGTCTTCTGGCAATTGGAGCAGCGGCAGTTGGTATTGGTTTTGGTATTTATTTGGCTGCGCAAGGTATAGCAGCGATGATCCCAGAACTAAGTAAGTTGATTGAGCTTATGGCAAACACGCCTGGAGAAAAACTGGCACAAATCGGCCTCGCAATAACCTCACTTGCTTTGCTTGGTTATGTTGGCGGCCTGGGCCTTGTTGCTCTGGGGCTTGGGTTCCTCGGGTTGTCAACCGGTATTGCAGCCTTGATGGCAGTAGTTGATTTAGAAAAACTTAAAGAGTTGGCAAGTCTAGCCGAAGCGGTAACAGAGATGGTTACCCCAGCTGCTGCCACCCCTGGCGGCGCCGCAGGAGCAGCAGAATCACCAAAGTCTCCGTTCACGCAATTGGTGGAGGCGGTCAATGAATTGGACGAGACAAAATTAAATCATGCCCGTGAATTGGCCACCGTGGCAGTAGATTTTAATTCAACAGTGCAAGCAGCAGCACAACCTGCCGGCGCAGACGGCGCTTCTGCCGCAACAAATTTGCCACCAATCTATTTAGAGATGGATGGGCAAATCTTTGGCCGTCTTGTCTCCGACAAGATAGCAAAGCAAAAAGGCTTGAAGATAACCCCAAGAGGATAAAGCAAAAATGCCAAGTTATAACAGGCCAGGACACAATTCTGAATTCAAGTTTATAAAAGAGTGTGGCCTAACAATGGAGTTCACTCATTTACCTTCGGGGCGAAAGGCCAGATTTATAGGGGCCTTAACAAACTTTCAGGATGCATACACTTCCAAGTGGAATGCCGAGGAAGTGTATGGTAGGATGGATCCAATTGCCACCTTTCAAAGGACAGGTCGCGTAATATCGATGAGCTGGACAATCCTAAATGAAAGTGCCGAGATTGGCGAAGATAACATGAGGGAAGTATCTAAATTAATTAATTTTCTTTATCCAACTTATGCTACACAAACAGGCGGCGCCTCAACTATTCAAACTGCTCCGCTGTTAAAGTTTAGATTTGCAAACTTGGTGAACAGTGTGGCAAACAGGCAGGAGGGGTTGGTCGGATATTTATCTGGATTTACTGTCACCCCTAACTTAGACGCCGGCTATGTTAAGAACTCAAAGAAAGATACGATATTTCAGGAGCTTAACGCGGTGATAGAGTTTACTGTATTGCATACTCACAAGCTTGGTTGGGCAGGCGACAAACCAAGACAAAGAAACTTTCCTTATGGAAAAACTGGTCTTGGTCAAGCAGTAGAAAGGGTGCAAGGCGGTTCATCTGATACGGGATTTTTAGAGGAAGGTGATCTTCAAATCACACCCTCTCCTAATGACGCTAGGAGACTTAGGGTTCAGGTTAGCGATGATGTTGTCCTTGATAGATTAAAATTTGGGGAGGCCCAAGGTCAACTTGCCGTAGCGCAGGCTGAGGCCCTGCTTGGGCCGATTAAGAAATAATGAGATATCAAAACAAACAAAGCATAATTGTATCGGATGAACTTCATAGTAAAACATTAGTTGATCGCGGCGTCAATTTTATAGAAATACAACAGATTCCAAACTTAATTTATCCGACTCCCGAGCAGATAGCTCAGCTTGAAATAATTGGTCACACGTGGACTACTGGTGATCGTCTATATAAACTTGCTCACGAATATTATGGTGATTCAAGATTATGGTGGATAATTTCTTTTTTTAATAAGAGGCCAACAGAACACCATTATAGCTTGGGTGACACCATCAACATACCTCTTCCTTTAAATAGGATTATGGATTATATGGGTTTTTAAAAATGCTTTTTCTTGTTCCTCTGTTAATTTTATTGTTTTTAATTGGCTTTGGAATCATGAGTCAAGTGGAAGGACCTGAGAAACCAGATTCTAATCCGACACCAGATGAACAAAAGACAGAACAAGAGGCCGACCCTTTTATAAAAGATGACTTCAACGCTCAGGCATCTCAATTAAGATTTAATAAACAATGCTACCTCATGGACAAGGTGGTGGACATTGTAAAATCAGGTGCAAGAAAAAATCAGTTCAAGTGGTTCTCGACGGTTACTGGTCCCCCGATGGACATAGCCAACGAATTAATCTCAAAGAAAAATATAAATCCTCTACTCGGCATCAAACCTCATCAGTATTCTATGCTTGTGCCGAGGATAAGACTGTTTATTCTTGAACACACAGGCAAGGGGTATGTGGAACATGAGTTAAATTTTGCTTCTGATTTTGGTGTCGGCTCAATTCCGGGCGGGAACATAGAAGATATATTCAAGAATGGCGACATGAGGGGTGCAGGAGCGGGAATCAAGAGTTTTTCATATGATCTCGCAGGGGTTAATCCAGCAGAGGCAGATAAATTAATCGACTCAACTCTTGTGTTATATTTTCAATCACTGGGTGACCTTTTCGCACCCCGCACAGACGGTGGCCACCGCTTTGCAGATCTGATTAATTATACACAAAGATCCGATCAAAGAGCCATGAATCCAAAGGATTTTAGAATTAAAGCAGTGGTGGGTTGGTCAGAACCAGAAATTAACAAGGCTGATAGAAATAACATCTTACCAAAGCATTTAAGGCGTGCGATAGTCCAAGCAAAGACCACTTTGTTTCTTCAATTACAAGATCACAGTATTACTTTTCAAGAAAATGGCAACATAGAGATTGAAATTAAATATATGGCTGCCCTTGAGCAGACTCTTTCATCTTCGTCGCTTGATGTATTTTGGATTGCACAGACAGCATATCTCGATAGTTTAGAATCAGTAAATGAAGGTCGTGTCATTAAAAGCTTAGTTGCCCGCAGGGCAAAGTTGGCCGGTCTAAGAAATAAATTAAAACTTGCAAGTAAAGACCCTAAGTATAGTGGGTTATCAGAGCAACAAAGAGTTGCTCTGATATTATCAGAAAGCCTCGGGAGTAATTATCTCAATGAGAATGTGGCAATCGCTCGATATTTTAGTCGAAACGATGTCAGTGCGGGCGGTATTACAACAGAAGAGGCTATCGAGGGAATAACGAGAGAAATAGAAGATGAGCAAACTTTTGGCTCTGCTTTGTTCGACGCAGCGACCAGAAATGAGACATTCGGCGGGTCAGGTGAGACTGCTATTTCAGAACTAACCCAAAATACTGAAAATATACGCGGCATCGATCAACAGATAGAAGATTATAAGCAACACATAGAAGAAACACAGCAGGTAATTGATAAGATTAAGAGAAGAAGAAGGACACTGGTGTATAGAAGAATTCTTGATAATCTTGTCGGAGACCCAGATAATGCAGCAGAGAAACCTGGGTATGTTTATCGGCTAGCGGTTTCAAGGGCAGAGATTGGAGCTTTTGGTGAAGAAATTGGCATTTCAAATACGCGAACTACAATAGAGGTTCGTGAAAAAATCCAGGCAGCCAAAGTCGGACAGCCAACAAAGATAATCTCCCCAGCAGAAACCGCCGCACAGCGCAATAAAAAAACTGAACAGCTTAAAAAAATAGCTGAGGCAGCTGCCGAAACAGGTGAAGATCAATCAGAGCGCGTTGAAGAACTTAATGAACAGCTGGTGAATTCTATCAATGGCCAGACCAATGATGATAACGTTTATATCGATTATTTCTATTTTGGCGATTTGCTTGATATTCTCTTAGAGATATTGTGGGGCGATGTGTTGTTGGAGGGAGGCGAAAAGGCTAAAAATGAACAAGCGATAGAGAGTTTGGAAGAGTTTAATATTTTAGTTGGTCCGATAGCCATAAAAGATAAAAAAGCAAAGAAGAAGTATATAACCAATATTTCTGAGATTCCTATTTCGTTGGACCTTTTTAGCCAATGGTTTGTGGAGAAAGTAATAAAACCGCAGAAAAGTTCTTACGAACTTGATTCAATCATAAGAGACATGACTACTGACCTAGTTGCAGCTGCTTTGGGTCAGGGTTGCTATAACGACGTAAAACAGAAAGGTAAGATGGCAATGCTTCCTGTAACTGCTCCTTCCATGGAAGGTGGAGACAGTCGGATACCCAAGTTTGGTGCACGATGTACGCTGCCGGAAATTAGAAGTAGGGGCGCTGCAAGGTTAAGACCAGAAAATCACTCCAATAACATCTCTAAGCTAACTAATTATCTTTATTTCTTTATCAAAGACGAGGATATAAAAAAGAGAAGGGTTGATGAGGAAAAAGATAATAGAGATGGCGTCTATCATCTTAGGGTCGGGCAAGATGCGGGTCTGGTTAAGAAAATTCAATTCAGCCAGACGGACATACAGTTTTTAAAAGAGACAAGGGTTACAAATGATGCCGACACAAAAGACGGGTATTTAAGAGCAAAGTATGACGCTAAGATATCGATGATCGGGAACTCTTTGTTTTTTCCGGGGCAATACGTTTACGTTCATCCCACAGTGCCGGGATCTCAAAACAGCGCAATAACAAGAAATAACTTGGAGAAGCTCGGTCTTGGTGGCTATTATCTTGTCACCAAGGTGTTCCATATTATTTCCGATGCTTATTATCAAACGGAGATAACAGCACAGTGGCATTCGTACGCATTGCCTGCCGGCTCGCAAGAATCTCTATTAATACCTACTACAATCGGTATATCAAATGGCAAATGTAAACCGGGAGACCCTCGCAGACCAGAAACTTTTGATCACGAAGGTGCAGCAAAAGAGGCGCGCGAGGATGCAAAAAGAGTGCGCGTGGAAAACACAAACAAGCAGTTAGACAAGGTACAAGACTATATTGCCGTGGGCTCCTCCGTCACCGGGCAGGACGTGCTCGGCAAAATCGCTATCGGAGGCATTGAACTCGGACAACAAATATATGGTCTTATAGAAAATGGCGATTCAGGTGACGAGGATTAGTAGGAAAAAGTATCATGGCTAATATACCAAAGGCAAAAAATGGAATTAACTCGCGGGCTTTTCACTATCAGAGAAGAGATTATGTTCGTAAAGGTTATCCATTGCTGGATGAGCGATACGCAATTGATTTGTGGTATGGACCAAAAGCTCTTTATGGGCGTGTGGATCATCGAGAAGAACCACAAATGATTTCAGAGACAAATCTAAAAAACTTTTTGTCTTCTCCTGAGCTTATGGCAGCAGATTTTGTGGTTGATGCTTTTGAAGATCTTCGACAATATATTATTAAATCTAAGCGTCAAGGCAAAATCAGCTTGGTTAACAGTTTCCTAAAATCTTTTATGCCAAAGAAAGCATGGATGAGTGCCCGTGAAGAGTTTGATGAGAATATAAAAGAAGTATATCGCGCTTTCGTTGGTACGTTCTTGGAGGCAACCTCAAGACATACAAAAATAAAACACTTTAAAGATTTTGCAACACAATTTTTAGAATTTTCTAAGATATCTGCATACACTGTGCCCGTATCACTAACTGGTCTTGTCGCTTCTCGTTTTACTTCGCCACGAGTTAGTGGGTTGGTAGTGGAAATCGCAGACCATCCATATGATATGGATGAAATAAAATATAAAAAGTATATGTCTGACCCCAATTTTCTTTTTTATCAGCGTGCAGCAAGAAAATTTGGTTTTCGTATTGACTACAATGTGCCTTGGCGTCTCGTTGCAGATGTTTCTTCTGCTGAAATGAAACAATATATGTTGAATTATGAAATTGAATCGACGCAGGATTTATTTGAGACATATTATTATGATGCATACAGGCTCGACTTATCTTTGCTAAAACCTCACATGATACAGCTGTATAATGACTATGTGACGGGTAATGCATACATAAAATATGTAAAATCAGGACCTTCTAGGGACCCTGGAACTCAGGAAACAGTGTTCAAGAGAGAAACAGTTACAGAGAGCGAACTGGATGCAAAGCATGGTAATTTTTACTGGCTAAAATTTTATTTTTATTTGAAAACCTATGAGCTACAAATTAAGTGGGACCCCGCCGCAGAGAGAAAGAGACTACAAGAGGCAAAAAATATTTTAGATTTGGTTGACTTCCCCTCAGCATTAGAGTATATTAGGGAGCAATTATTTAAGAACGCCAGAGGTTAACTTTGCTCTTCCAAACTCTTGATGATAAAAAACATTGCGTAGGCATCTATCAAGGTGGAGACATTTTTTACGACGCAATCCCCGGTGACCTCACAAAAACATGGTCATATGCACCATATTTGCAAGGAAGAGATATTCAATACGCTAGTTTGTATGTTGGCGGGCGCAGCCTGGGCGAAGTCTGCCCGCAAGATCTGAAAGAAGAGTGGTCTAGGATTAGCAACAAAATGAAGGCTTTCATAAAGGCCTTTACAGTCTCAAAAATTGACATAAAAGACGTTTGCTTGTTCTCCCTGATTCCTGACACGTTTTTGCTTGAATGGTGTGAAATAAAGAACAAAATTTGTGGCTATGTCTTTGAAAATTATGAAAAACCAAGCAACTATGATTTTCTTTTGGATCTCGCTACAATAACAGAGAAGATAAAGGCGCAGAAACTGAATATTGACCCGAGTGAGTTAAAAACTCAGCTTGGATCTTATCGTTCGAGAGCATTTTTAAAGAAGTTGAATAGGATTGACCCCTTTATCTATTACAACATCTTTGGCACCATCACTGGTCGATTGACTACGAAGACCAATTCTTTTCCTATTTTGACTTTGGACAAGAAACATCGTAGAGTTTTGAAACCAAATAATGATTTGCTCGTCGAGCTTGACTATAACGCAGCTGAGTTGAGAACTTTCCTGGCATTGAGCGGCCAAGAACAGCCACAAGAGGACTTACATACTTGGAATATTGAAAATCTCTTTCAAGGAGAGGGCACCCGCGAGGAAGCAAAGGTAAGATTGTTCGCTTGGTTATATAATCCAAATTCTGATGACTATTTGTTGAACCGAACGTATGATCGTGAAAAGCTGCTTAAAGAAAGTTGGAAGAATGGTAAAATTACCACCAAGTTTGACAGGACCATAGAAGTGGACGAGCGCCGCGCCCTGAACTATTTAATACAGAGCACTTCTTCGGACCTTTTTCTGAGACAGATGATAAAAATTAGCAAGATCCTTGAAAATGCAAGGTCCTATGTTGCGTTCAGTTTGCATGATTCTGTTATATTAGATTTTGCTGCGGAGGACAAACATCTACTACCCAGAATCATTGAAGTTTTCGGCGATACGCAGTTTGGAAAATATCTTGTCAACGCTTCCATTGGCAAAGATTATGGAAACATGAGGAAATTTAAGTGAATGTCATAGGTTTAGGTAATTGTGGGTGCAATATTGCCAAAGAATTTGGTAGATATCCTCAGTATAATGTATTTTTGATTGACACAGAGCCACATCACGGTGAGAACTTTTATTTACTGACCGAACAGGTCAACCCAGAACAATATGAGCGAACATGCCCTGATTTAGGTAATTTCTTAAGATGTGATGGAGAGGTAATTCTTGCCCTTGGTGGAAGCGGTTCTATTTCTGCTGCATGCTTGCGTGTTTTAGAAAAAGTAAAACATTGCAAGATTACAATCTTATATATAAAGTCTGATCAAGACTTGTTGAGTGAAGTTGGACGTTTGCAACAGCGTGCCACGTTTCATGTGCTTCAAGAATATGCTAGATCAGGTGTGTTTGAAAGAATCTTCCTTATCGACAACACCCTGGTGGCAGATATGATAGGTGAAGTTTCAATCGCCAATTACTATCAAACAATAAATCAAACAATAGCACCAGTTGTGCACTTTATCAACGTATTCAACAATAGCAAGCCGGTAATGAGTACTTTTTATTCCTTGGCGGACACATCGCGCATATGCACTTTGGGAATAGTCGATGTTGAGACCGGAGAAGAAAAAATGTTTTTTCCTCTTGACAATCGAACCGAGACCCGGTATTATTACGCCATCAGTGAGAAATCCTTGAAAGAGGATGGTACACTGCATAACAAAATCAAGTCGCAGGTCAAAAAGAAAGATGAGAAAACAAGCTTCGGAATATTTGAGACTGGGTATGATAATAATTTCTGTTATTCGCTCGCATGTTCACGACAAATTGTTCAAATTTGATTTTTTACTTGACTTCCACATTAAAGAATAGTATAATACGATTAATCATTTGATCAAATGAGACAAATGCTCTTTATTTGATCACCATAACATATAGGAGGTAATAAAATGATTAGAGGATTCACATTGAAGGAATATGCCGCCGCCGCAAAAAAGGTGTGGTACGATCCCGCGTTTGATCGTCGCTATGGTGCATGGGTAGATACTAAAAAACGTAACTTTCTTAAAAATGTCATCGATGACAAGGTGGACTCCATGCCTGTCTGGGCAGATATCGATGAGTGCCTGTCACACTCAGTGCTGGTGGGCGATAGGGGAAGCAAGAAGAAGCTGCAAGATCTTAAAGATAGGGGATACAAATATATTTCTCTCGATGGCAAACACAGAACAAAAACTGTTGAAGCCTTTATGAACAGTGATTTGACAATCACGCACACAATTAAGGATTGCGAAGGGCAGATTCATAACATTACCAATAAGCATTGGTGCAAGTTCCCCAGCGAGGTCAAGCCGCAGATCTTTATGTCTAAAATCAATGTTCGCTTGGTGACAAGCGAAGTTTATGGTAATTTTGGAAAGCGGTACCGGGACTTAAATGATGGTGAACCTCCTAATCCCCAAGAGGTGCGCAACTCATATTCATCTCCTGTGGCACAATATATTCGCGACGAAAGTGAGAGACTCAGGAGTGCTATGGAGCGCGTAGTCAAGAACAAATATATTGAAAGGATGATGGATGACGAGCTTGTAGTAAAGACCTATATACACCTGATCCAGAGATATAATCGTCAAGCGTTCAGTGTAGATGCCGGATTTCAACCCACTGTCTTAGATAAGTGGTACACTGTTGGTAATGATGTCCGCAACATCGACTCCAACGGTTCCCCTTACATTAAGGCGGAGTTTGATCGTGCCAAGCAGATCATGAACACTGTCAGTAAAATGCTTCTGGAACAGGAGGACGTACCAAACAGCAAAACAGTTTCTCACAAGATGTATTGGGCTTTTGTCTTTGCTGCGGAGTGGGCTCACAACGAAGATTATAATGTTGTGGACTACATTACGCTTACTGGTGTGCTTAAAAATCTTGATGATGAGCTTAGTAGTCTCTCATTGACTGAGCATAGCAAAGAGGAAGAGCGCAAAAGAAAGAACGGGGAAGAATTGCAGGATATTGATAGAAATCAGTACTATTATGCATGGGCTCAATTAGTCCACCAGTCAAAGTACCGTGTGCAGCGCCGAGACGCTTTTGTTGCTCGTATTAAGAAGGAGGTTTCCAAAAATGGACCATCTTCTATGGGCTTGGTAGAGATGCAATCTGCGGCTGCATGATCATGAATGCTTTTCTTTTATAGAAAAAGTTCTTGACTAACTCAGATACAATTGGTATAATACGCAACAGATGACTGAGAGAGTTATCAGTCATACTATAGGGTAATTTCACCCACCCATTAACAACATAGGAGGAAGAAAAATGGGAATTGACATGAAGAAGATGCGCGAGAAGTACGCTGCACTCAAAAACCGAGGAGAGGGCACAAGGAGTTCTTTCTGGCGTCCGCAGGATGGTGATCAGACCATCCGCATCGTTCCAACCGCTGACGGTGATCCGTTCAAGGAGTACTGGTTCCACTACAACTTGGGCAAGAACTCAGGTTTCCTGAGCCCGAAGCGTAACTTTGGCGAGGATGATCCCCTCAATGACTTTGTTCGTTCCCTTTATCGAGAGAACACTGAGGAGAGCATCAAGATGGCTAAGAGCCTGTCCGCTCGCCAGCGATTCTTTGCACCGGTGGTTGTGCGCGGAGAGGAAGAAATGGGCGTGCGAGTTTGGGGTTTTGGTAAACAAGTCTATGAGACAATCCTTGGGCTGGTACTTAATCCAGAATATGGGGACATTACAGATCCAGAAACAGGCATTGATCTTACCATTAATTATGGAAAGCCTGCTGGCGCACAGTTCCCACAAACCAAGCTTACTCCCAAGCGTCGATCAACTCCTCTGTTTGAGGAGACCTCCCGCATTCAGGAGGCTCTTGACAGCGTGCCCGACTTCTCACAGCTTTTTGAGAGGAAGACACCTGCCGAGGTTCAGGCCATGCTTGACGAGTTCCTGCTTGGCGAACAGGATGCCGAAGATGCCTCCTCTGAGACGGTGAAATACACCAACACCACCTCTGAGGTTGACAGAGCTTTTCAAGAGTTGATGTAATTTGGTGTAAGTTCCTGGGGGGCTTCGGCCCCCCTTTTTTTTATAAGGAGGAATAAATGGTAAACAAGGGTGGTATCTCCATTGAAGAGATGCGAAAGATGCTTAATAAAAAAGCAGGAATGACTGTTGCTCACAATTTGAAGGAAGAGAACCCGACAGAGGTTACAGAGTGGATTCCAACTGGGTCACACTGGCTGGATTCAATCATCTGTCGAGGCCAAAGAGCAGGAATCCCAGTAGGCAAGGTGACGGAGATCGCCGGACTTGAAGCCACGGGTAAATCTTATATGGCAGCCAAGATCGCTGCGAACGCTCAGAAAATGGGTATCACCGTTGCTTACTTCGATAGTGAGAGTGCAATTGACCCATCTTTCCTTGAGAATGCAGGCTGCGATGTAGAGAATCTAATTTATGTTCAGGCTCAATCCGTTGAGATGGTGCTGGAATCTATTGAAGAGTTTCTGAAAACAGGTGGAAAGTTTCTTTTTGTCTGGGATTCTTTGGCTCTTACCCCTTCAATCAATGATGTGGAGGGTGATTTCAACCCGATGTCACAGATGGCAGTCAAGGCCCGTATCCTTGCAAAGGCGATGAGCAAGCTGACCATCCCGATTGCGAACACTGAATCTACATTCCTTGTTCTCAATCAGTTGAAGACAAACATCACCAGAAACCCCAATATGGCTCTCGTTGAGCCGTATGTGACACCCGGTGGTAAAGCAATGATTTATGCTTATAGTCTTCGCATTTGGCTTACTGGTCGCAAGTCTAAGGCAGCTTACATCCAAGATGATAATGGTTTCCGTATTGGTTCCGAGGTTAAATCAACCTTGAAGAAGAGCCGCTTCGGAACACAGGGTCGTCAAGCAACTTTTAAAATCCTTTGGGGTGACGAAGTTCGCATTCTGGATGAGGAGAGTTGGCTTGAAGCAATCAAGGCTTCCGAGCACATTACAATCAAGGGCGCGTGGTATTCTCTTGACATGGGAAATGGGGAAGTGGTAAAATTCCAGCCAGGAAGGTGGATGGAGAAAATGAAGGACGAAGCTTTCAGATCCAGAGTATTGGAGGTGATGGATGAACACGTTGTCCAGAACTTTAAAACACGTCAGGGAAACCCTGAAGATTTCTATGATGTAGACGGCGAAGAATCAGGAGACGGTAGTGATGATCAATGAAGGTAAGCTACAAACTGGCTTAGTTGAGGCTTTTAGGAAACCTTTGGAGTTTTCGTGCACCCAGGTAGGCGGTGTCAGATCTTCCAAGAGGACTGATATCTTAAATGAAGTTATTTTAGACCTCATGCTTGAACAACTAGGACCCGACTGGACTGGAAACACTGAACATAAGATCCCATGTGCTCGCGCCACTCAACAGGACCCTAAAAAAAAGTTCAGTATCGATGTTGTTCTTACAAACAAGCAAACAAATAGAAGAGTATATATTCTATTAAAAAGCATTGAAAGTAGCTATAACAAAAACAGGGCGAATTTTGCTAATTGCACAATTGGTGAGACTGAGAGGATTTATGGATACTGCGAAATGCATGAGGGGCAGCGAGAGCAAAGACAAAATGATGTTACTTTGTTTTTGACACTGTTGCCTGTGCTGTGTCCTAATGGCGACCGGATGGAGACCACCAGGGCCGAAAAACCCTCAACCCGAACGTTGCGTCTGATTAATCCAAACGTGCATCAAATTTGTGCCATGGTTGATGTTGACTGTGCAGATGGTAAAGGAAAGCAGGCACTGCTTGACACTTTGACCGGTAAGATTACTAATATTGACGAAGTAGCAAACCAGTTTAGAGAGTTCTTTAATAATGTTAAACAAATTTTATGAGTATGAAGAACAGGTTGATTCCGCGAAAAGAACTCAACTTGGCATTGTCTATACTCCACCTTCAATTGTTGAATACATTAATATTAGAGTTCTAGAACTTTGGACTGAAGACGAGCCTCCAAGGGTTATTGATCCTTGTTGCGGCACGGGCATTTTTCTTTATGACATGGCGCATAGGATTGCTGCTCGGTGGTCACTAGACATTGTTGATGTTTACAGGGAGTGTATTCATGGCTATGATCTTGATGAAGATGCTGTTGACATAGCGAGATCTTTGATTCCTGATGCAAACTTTAAAGTAATCGACTCATTGAATGCAAATTTAGATGAATATGATATTGTTGTAACTAATCCGCCATATGTGCGTATTCAAAATCTGGACGCAGAAACAAGAAAAAATATAAAGGATAGATTCTCGTTTTGTGTAGGAGACACAGACATCTACATTGCATTTTTTCAAAAATTGTTAGAGTCTGAAAAAATAACTGGGTTCATCTGCCCAAACTCATGGATTAAAAACAAGTTTGCTTCACGCTTGCGACAGTCTTTAAAAAAAGAGGCTAGAACAGACACAATCATCGATTTCCGATCAGAGAGAGTGTTCCAGAATGTAGGAACATATACAAGCATTGTCATCTTGGATAACAAGAAAGCCAAGACGGTAAAGGTTGGCAATCATCTTCATAAACAGACGGAGATTGAACAGTCTAATCTGTTTTTGGGCGAGGTTCTGTTAGTAGATCAGCAAAATCGACAATTTGTTGCGGACGTGTCATCAAGAGAAAGAAGTGTTTTTGATGTGTGTGACATAAAGGTTGGACTGGCCACTCTTGCGGACGATGTTTTTTGTTTAGAGCTGGTAAGTGTGGATTTTGAGAGGTCTACTGTAAGAAAAAGAAAGAAAGATTCAGAATGTTTTGAAATTGAAACTGCCTGCCTGAGGCCCTGCGCTCGCGCTGGTGACATCACAAAAAACAGTGACAAAGCTTATGTGATGATTTATCCATATACAGAGGACGGGGAAGATTTGCAGGAGAGCAAAATTAAAGAAAGTTTCCCGAGGACGTACCAGTATCTCTTATCCAACAAGTCCCGCTTACTAGAAAGAGACAAGGGCAAGTGTGAAAAGAAAGGTTACAAATGGTATCAGTTCGGAAGGAAACAGGGGCTGAATTTAACTGAAAAAGAAAAGATACTTTTTGCTTCAATGACCAAGGAAAAAATGGCAATGCAGTATTGTGGCAAAGGTGTATCTTTTGTATCGGGTTATTGCATAATTCCAAAATCCGGCTTTACACTTAAACAGATAAATGAAGTGTTTTCCTCTGCCGACGTGGGAAACTGGATCTCAATTTTTGGAAAGAACTTTGGCACTGAATGGGTTGGGGTGTCGAAAGAAACATTCAAACATTTTAAAGTGTGAGTAGAACATGAGCAAAAGAATCTTAATCATCGATGCGCTTAATATGATGTATCGTAATTATATCGTTGATCCAAGTATTTCAACGAATGGTGCCCCCATTGGAGGCCTCAAGGGTTTCATGAAGTCCTTGCAAAAACTTGTTAGGGAAACCAGCCCCAATGAGATTATTATCTGCTGGGATGGCGAAGGCGGCTCACAAAAGCGCAGATCACAAAATAAAGATTATAAAGGTGGTCGCAAGCCTGTTCGCCTTAACCGGATGGCCAAGAACCTCACAGACGAGGAAGAGGCAGAGAATAAGTTCTGGCAACAGATCCGTTTGATTGAATACCTCAACCACCTCCCAGTAACACAGTTGATGTTGCCGAGCGTTGAGGCTGATGATATCATTGGTTATGTCGCACAATATTCCAAATTTAGGGAACACCAGAAAGTAATTGTTTCCAGCGACAAAGATTTTTTTCAATTGTGCAGCGGACAAACAATTCTTTATAGGCCCATCCAGAAAACTATCCTGAATGAATCACGAGTCATTGAAGAATATAGCATTCATCCCAATAACTTTGCTCTTGCTCGCGCAATTTGCGGAGATCCCAGTGATAACATCAAAGGGATCCAGGGTGCAGGCCTAGCCACAATTGCAAAGAGGTTTCCTTTCTTGAAACAACAAGAGTCTAGCACCATTGATATGATTATTGAACACTGCGAGTCGCAAGAAAAGAAGCTGCTCATCCACCAGAGAATCCTTGACAATCGCGACAAAATAGTGGATAATTACAAAATGATGCAGCTCTATTCCCCATCTATTTCAGCCCAAGGTACAGAAAAAATCAGGGCAAAGCTAGATAACGAAGATCGTATCTTCAACAAGACAGGCATCATAGCGATGATGTTTGAGGATGGGGTTGGAGAATATAATTGGACTGAACTGTGGACTTGTTTCAACAAGATCGTCTGGGCAAGTAATACACATTTGTTCTAATTTAAGCACCCGTAGCTCAGCTGGATAGAGCAACGGACTTCTAATCCGTGGGTCGCAGGTTCGAGTCCTGCCGGGTGTGCTAAGAGGTAAAAGATGGATTTAGCAACAACTGTGGGAGTTTTTATGAACGCTTGTATGGCAGTGGTGATAGTTACGGGCATGCTTCTGTTTATCTGTTTAAACGTAAGGTATAAAGATGAAAAATGAGTTCGGTTGGTGACCTTGTAAGCCTTAAAGAAGAATTTGCGCGTGAATTCTATCACGTTGGCGCAGAGAAAGATCTTGGTGTTGGTATAGTATTGTCAGAGTTTGTCACACCAAATCATGAGTTATTTTTTGAGGTTAGTTGGTCCGCTGGATATCGTGAATACATAAGACCATCATGGTTGCGATTAGTTAAAAAAAACCCTAGTAATTCATAGAAGGATAGTATATAATACTCCCATGCAAACGGTAAGCGCACTCAGTTTTGAGCAACAAGAAGATTTCTCTCGTTTCGGCAAATCCTTTCAGGAAAATCTTTGCCGTTTAATTTTATTGGACCGTCCCTTCGCAGATCAGATTGGAGAAGTGCTTGATTTCAATTTCTTTGAGTTGAAATACTTGCAGATCTTTTGCAAGAAGATCTATGCATATAAGGAAAAATACAAGGCCCATCCAACGCCGGATGTAATGATGACGATTCTGCGCACCGAACTTGAGGCGGAGAATGATGCGACCGCGAACCAAGTTCGGAGCTATTTCGCCAGAGTGTTGTCTAAGGATAGTAACGATGGCGTTGCATACATTAAGGACACCTCTCTTGACTTTTGCAAGAAACAAAAATTGAAAGAGGCAATCTTAAAATCAATAAAGCTGATTCAAAGTTCATCTTTTGATGAAATAAAATGTGAGATTGATGGTGCCTTAAAGTTGGGTGCAGATAATAATTTTGGACATGATTATATAAAAGACTTTGAGGCAAGATTCATACCAAAACATAGAGATCCAGTATCAACAGGTTGGACAGAGATAGATTCCATCTGTCGAGGCGGACATGGCAAAGGGGAGCTTGGTGTGGTTATCGCCCCCACTGGTGCTGGTAAATCTATGGCACTAGTTCACCTTGGGGCACAAGCTTTACGGGCAGGCAAGACAGTGGTTCACTACACACTGGAACTTCAAGACACGGTTGTTGCAGGTCGATATGATAGTTGTTTAACTGGCATACCTTTGTCGAGGCTTCTTGAACACAAGGAGGACATTCTGGAACATGTGCAGGACTTAGAAGGAAACCTGATTGTAAAAGAATATCCAACAAAATCTGCCACTGTAAATGTACTCAGAAATCACCTAAGCAAGCTTGTTAATCGCGGGATTGATGTGGGGATGATTATAGTGGATTACGGTGACCTTCTCAGACCAACTCGACAAAGAAATGAGAAGAGAATAGAATTAGAATCTATTTACGAAGAGCTGCGAGGATTGGCCCAAGAATTTGGGTGCCCAGTCTGGACAGCTTCCCAGACAAACCGTTCTGGACTTAACGCTGAAGTTATTACCATGGAATCGATTTCGGAAGCATTTAACAAGTGCTTCGTAGCGGATCTTATTTTCTCAATTTCGAGAACAGTCGAAGACAAAAATACAAATACTGGCAGGGTCTATGTGGCCAAGAATAGAAATGGGCCAGATGGGTTAGTGTTTCCAATTTTTATGGATACGTCGAATGTAAAGATAAAAGTTTTGCCGCAAGACGAGCAAACACAAAACGCAGCTTACAGGTCCACAAAGGACGCTATGGAAGATTTAAGAGAAAAGTACAAGAATTTTAGGAGCAAAGACAAATGAAAAAGAACAAGTCAATTCAAATCCTCTCAGACCTTACGCATTTTATGAAGTATGCGAAGTATATCGAGTCTGAAAACAGACGCGAGACTTTTGCAGAAACTACATTGCGTAACAAGGAAATGCATTTAAAAAAGTTTCCTGAATTGGCTGATGAAATTGACAAGGCTTATTCTTTTGTATACAACAAGAAGGTGTTACCTTCTATGCGCTCAATGCAATTCGCTGGCAAACCTATTGAGTTGAACAACTCCAGAATCTTTAACTGCTCCTATCTGCCAATTGATCATATTGATTCTTTTTCAGAGATCATGTTCTTGTTGTTGTCTGGTTGTGGAGTTGGCTTCTCAGTCCAGCGTCATCATGTGGAAGCTCTTCCGGCAGTTAAGGGGCCAAAAATTAACCCAAACACTGGCAAGATGCGCCCCCGCAGATATGTTATTGGCGATTCAATTGAAGGCTGGGCTGACGCTGTTAAAGTTCTTGTAGAAGCATACTTTCATGAAAAGTCTAATCCTGAGTTTGTTTATGATGGCATCCGCCCCAAGGGCGCTCGCCTAATCACTTCGGGCGGCAAAGCCCCTGGGCCACAGCCCCTCAAGGATTGTATTCACAACATCAGAAAGGTTCTGGATAACAAACCTCGTGGTTCAAAACTTTCTACAATTGAAGTTCATGACATTGTCTGTTATATTGCAGACGCTGTACTTGCAGGCGGAATCCGCAGAGCAGCACTGATTTCTCTTTTTTCTTTTGATGACGAAGAGATGAGGACTGCTAAGTTTGGTTCTTGGTGGGAGAAAAATCCACAACGCGCACGAGCTAACAACTCAGCCGTTGCCCTGCGCCACCGCATTAAAAAGAAAGAGTTTCTTGAACTTTGGGAGAAGATTGAGAACTCAAACTCTGGTGAGCCTGGGATTTATTTCAGCAATAATCAAGATTGGGGAGCCAACCCTTGCGTCGAGATTGGCCTGAGACCATTCCAGTTCTGTAATCTTGTTGAAATCAACGGGTCTATCCCCTACAAGAGTCAGGAAGAGTTCAACGAAGTGTGCCGCGCAGCGAGTTTTATTGCAACTTTGCAGGCGTCTTATACTGAGTTCCACTATCTAAGGGAAGTTTGGAAAGAGACAACAGAAAAAGATGCCTTGATTGGCGTCAGTATCACCGGTATCGCAAGTGGAATGCTTGATAATTTTGACCTCACAGAAGCTGCGAATGCTGTCATTGATGAGAACAGAAATCTTGCAGAAAGGATTAATATCAATGCAGCAGCCCGCACAACTTGCGTAAAACCTGCCGGAACTACCTCTTGTATCCTTGGAACCAGTTCTGGTATCCACGCTTGGCACAATGATCACTTTATCCGTCGCATCCGCGTTGGAAAGAATGAGCCAATTTATCAATATCTGGCAGACAACCACCCAGATTTGTTGGAGGATGATTTCTTTAAATCTCACAGTCAGGCTGTAATTGCTTTGCCTATTAAGGCACCAGAGAATTCAGTTTTAAGAACTGAAACTGCAATGGACTTTTTGGATCGCGTCAAGAAATATAGCGAGGAGTGGGTTCTAGCTGGTCACGTCTCAGGGCAGAACAGTCACAACGTGTCTGCAACTGTTGCAGTGAAACAAGACGAATGGGGTTCGGTGGCACAGTGGATGTGGAACAATAGAGATTCTTTTAATGGGCTTAGTGTTCTTCCACATGACGGCGGCACCTATATGCAGGCGCCTTTTGAGGACTGTGATGAAAAAACCTACAATAAACTTTATAGAAAATTGGAGAACGTAGATCTCACCATGGTATCAGAAGAGGTGGATAATACAGACCAAAAGGGCGAGCTTGCATGTGCCGGTGGTGCATGCGAAATCATTTAAAAAAACTTGTGATTTGTAATACTATTGAGCTAAGAATTAACAAAGGAGCAAGAGATGAGATTCATACCAGCACATAAACATATATTGGTACAAAAAAGAAGTCAGGTTGTTGAAGAGCAAGAGCCATTAGTTCTGCTGCCGGAAGGTTACCAACCAAAGCGAGAAGATTACACAAGAGTCAAGGTATTGCAGACTCCTGAAAATTGTACTATACCAGCAGGAGCCGGTGACGAACTTGTTGTTCGCGAAGGTTTTATCGAAGAACTCTCATTAGATGGCAATACATTCTATTTAGTATTAGAAAATCACGTAATGGGAGTTATTAAAAATGAAAAATCTACTGCATGAGTGGTACAGATATCTGAACGAAGGTTCTTTTGGGCGCTTTAAACGAAAGATTGACGAGGGCAATATTCCCTTTGCTCTTGTTTCTGCTTATCGAGAAGGCGGTGGCAACCAAACGAGACATAAAAATATAAAGTCTGATCTTGTTTCAATGGGATATTCTTTCACAGAGGTGGTTGGTGGAGGCCAAGAAGAGCTAAAAGACGAAGAAGGTCAGCCAGTCACAGATGAGGAAGGCAAGCCCAAGGTCACTAATGTAAGGGAGATGACCCTGTTGGTCACACCGGAGAAAAGAGGCGAGGGTGGTCTTGAAAGGACAGCACAAGAAACTATGAGCCTTTTTAGAAATATTCAGTCTCTTGCTTCCAAATACGAGCAGTTTGCCTTTATCTTTGGCTATCCAAGAGAAATCAAAGACAGTGTAACTGGCGATACAACAACTGATATGTTTATTGCTGCTTATGACTCATCAGCGGAAGCCCCCGGTGAAGCACACCGTATTAAAGATGCTTGGGCTGGCCCTTGGACTTCAATTGAGCGTGCAGCCGACGATGATATCTACTATACAAAGATCGCAGGAACAAAAGGGGCCTTGGTCCAAGAGTTTATTAAATCTAAAATTAATGAAATAAAATCCTTGAAAGCGAAGAGTCAATTTGATAGAATGAAGAAGAGTTACGAAGTTAAAAGATGGCAGAGCCTCTTAGAACAAGACCAATAGGTGGGGGATGAAAGACAGAAAGGTAGATCTTTATGGAGACGGTATCGGACATGTGGAACTGGTTGATTATCTTGGCAGCGATCTTTCCGTGGTCAATTCCGCTCGGGTTTCTTTTGGTGTACACAAGGAAGTTCTCGAAGAGAAAGATGAAAAATTAATCAAATACCTTATTAAACACAGGCACACATCCACGCTCGAACACTGTGTTATGACTTTTAGATTCAAGGTGCCTCTTTTTATCAGAAGCCAACACCACAGGCATAGAACTTGGAGTTACAATGAGATATCTAGACGGTATACAGATGTAAATCTTGAGTTCTATGAACCAGAAGGCTTCCGAACCCAACACAAAAGTAATCGACAAGCATCTAATGTGGAAGAAGTAAAAAACCCAACAGTGATGTTTGGTACGGATAATTGGGGTTGGTCAGGAACTGCGTCAGAGTTGGTTAAAAAACATCATAAAGCTAGTTTAGATTTATACCATGCTTTGATGAGAACTGGGGTGTGCCGCGAGCAGGCTCGGGGAGTTTTACCTCAGAATATGTACACAGAATATTATGGAACCGTTAATCTTAATAACTTACTTAAATTTATTGAACTACGAAGTCATGTGGGGGCACAATGGGAAATCCAAAGAGTCGCCGAAGCGTGTCTCGAAATTGCTAAAGAAGCTTATCCAGTAACAGTGCAAGCCTATCAGGAATTAAAATGAGAGAAACAATTGCGTTTGATGACGTGCTTTTGGAACCCCAATATTCAGACATTAAAAGTAGGTCCGAGGTAGACATTGGGTCCAGTTTGGGCACTCTTACCAGAGTTGCGGTGCAGAGGACGCCAGAGGGAACATCAATGAATGTTTCTCAATGTGAAGAGGAGATCAATTTTGCATTGCCGATCATGTCCAGTCCAATGGATACAGTAACCGAAGATACAATGGCCGCTGCTATGGCTAATGCTGGCGGCCTGGGTATTATTCACCGCTACAATGATATTGATAATCAAGTTGCCCTGGCTGTGTCGGCGATGACGCAGATGGAGGATAACAACTCCTATTCTGTTGCTGCTGCCATCGGCGCAACCGGTGATTATTTGGAGCGAGCAAAAGAATTAAACAAGGTAGGTGTGAAGATTTTCTGTATTGATGTCGCCCACGGCCACCATTCACACGTAAAAGAGGCATTGTTTAATCTTAAACAGGAAATCAACAATGCCCATCTTATGGCGGGTAATGTAGCAACGCTAACAGCCTTTAAGGACTTGGAAAACTGGGGTGCTGACTCTATTCGTGTCGGTATCGGCGGCGGTTCTATCTGCTCCACCCGCATTCGCACAGGGCACGGTATCCCTACACTACAATCTATTCTTGATTGTGCTTCCGTCGCTCGCACAGCAAAGGTTATTGCCGATGGAGGCTTTAAAAAGAGCGGTGATATCGTAAAAGCTCTTGCAGCCGGCGCTGATTTCGTTGTTCTCGGATCAATGCTCGCAGGGACAGATGAATCACCGGGCGATGTCCTCAAAAAAGACGGTAAACTTTATAAGAAATATAGAGGAATGGCATCGGAGGAGGCTCAACTTGATTGGCGCGGTCGATGTTCCGTAAGTGAAGGTATTTGTGCGACAGTTCCCTATCGAGGTAAGTTATCTGCTGTTCTTGGTGAGATTGAAGGAGGCGTACGTTCCGGATTTTCCTATTCTGGTGCCCGAAACATCGGAGAACTCCGCGCCCGAGCAAGGTTTCTAAAACAAACTGCAAGCGCCCAAATGGAAAGTAACACTCACATCCTTTATAGATAATGAATCCGTACAAGGTCCTCGGAGTACCAGAAGACGCCGATAAACGAACGATAAAAAAAGCTTATCGTAAGCTTGCTGCCGAACACCACCCTGATCGTGGTGGTGATGAGGAGAAGTTCAAGCAAGTAGCAGAGGCTTACTCAATTTTATCGGACGACCAGAAGCGCCAGCAGTATCACGCAAGGCAGAGGACAGGACCAGGGTTTGGAATGGGGTTTGACGATATCTTTGGCCAAGGGTTTCCCTTCGGAGACTTTTTTGCCCGTCGTCCCCGGAAAAAACCAGAGATAAAGAAAAACACAGAGGATTCTGATGTACAGTTTAATTTAAAAATTAATTTAGAGCAGATTAAGAGAGGTTCTTCTCAAGAAATAAGATTCATGAGAAACAAAGTTTGCTCTAAGTGTAGTGGAGAGGGTGGTGAAGGTAAAAAAATGTGTGGTCCCTGCGGCGGCACAGGTTCACAAGTTGTAAAACACTCTCCTTTGTTTGTGCAGACTATACCCTGTCAATTTTGTAGAGGGCAGGGAATAGTTTTTACAAACCCTTGTCGCCCTTGTGCTACACGAGGGTTTGTGCAAGTTGAAGATAAAGTGGTGGTGAAAATTGAACAAGAAAAACAATAAAAAGGAAAAGAAAGATGACTGGAAGACAGAGGATGATGAGAACACCTTTTACTCGATTGACAACCCTGAAAAACCCAGAGACACAAGAAAATCTGATAAAGGTATGGAAAAAACTTCCGATCTGCACAAAGCTGGCGTTCATTAGTTTTGTAGCAGCCAAGATCTGTCTCGCCTTGGCCTTTTGTTTGATGATGGCGACAACATCCACACCGGCTATTGCTACTGGGACGCTCTACGCAATTCTCGTATGGACATCGGTATTTTTGGCCATTTATGACTGGCGCAAGTTTTATATGGAAGAGGACCCTTCTCTTCCTAACCTTTTCGATCTCGACATTGACGACGCTTCACCTTAACGTCAAAAAACTTCATTAACAGTTCACAATTTTATACCTTTCTAGAAGATATTTATACTCAAAAAAAGGAGTAAATTATGGAATTAAGTATTTTAGCTGCCGTTGGCTTTTGCCTTGCGGCGTATTCAGTTGTGGGGAATGACTCAATCCAAACATTGGGAACTTTTCTCAGTTCAAACAAGAAGGTAGATTGGAAATGGATCTGGCTTTTTATTGCTGGTATCTTAGTTACAACTATAACATATAGTTGGGCTATGAATGGTGGTGATATTTCAAGCGGAAGGTTAGATAAGATACCCCTACCAGATGGGGGAATCCAATGGTATCACGTGGCAGCACCCGCAGTTCTTCTTTTGCTGACCCGTTTTGGATTTCCTGTTTCAACTACATTTTTAGTTTTAAGTGTGTTCGCAAGCACGGTTGTGTTTGAGAAGATGTTAGTCAAGAGTATGGCCGGCTACGCCGTGGCCGCCATCTTTGCTTATGGTGTTTGGTTTTTTGTATCTAAATTTTTCAATGAAAGGAAAAAGATAAAAAATAAGTCTCATAAAAAGATGTGGAGGCTGGCACAGTGGGGCGCAACAGGATTCTTGTGGATGCAATGGTTGATGCATGATATGGCCAACATTGCTGTATTTCTGCCCCGTCAATTGTCTTTTTGGAACTTATTGTTTGTTTTAGCCGTATTTACTATTGGACTAGCTTTTACACTCCGTTCTCGTGGGGGTAAAATACAAGAGGTGGTCCTGAGTAAAAGTGGCACACGCTTTGTGCGATCCGCTACGATTGTTGATGTTGTATATGCAATCACTTTATTGGTTTTCAAAGAGTGGAGTGACATCCCCATGTCTACAACTTGGGTCTTTGTTGGTCTACTGTGTGGTCGTGAACTAGCAGTTCACTCTTTGTACAATCCAGGCAAGACTGCCGTGAAGGCCGTGTGGCCTATTATAGCTAAAGACTTTATTAAGATCTTAGTTGGTTTGGCAGTAAGTGTTGGTTTGGTTCTCTTGGTGAAGTTTGCATTCTAAATGGAGGGAAGTATGAGTGTTTTTAACGAAACAGAGAGTGAGAAGCGTAGGGATTAGATCTGTACTGGGAGCGTTCTTTATCACGGCAGTATTGTTGTTTTCAGCAAATGCCGATGCCGATGATCTAGAACTGAGGGCGTCTGGAAAACTTCAATATAAACATTTTGGAGGTGGAGTAACTAAGGTTGCTCAAGAACACAGATTTAATTTAAAAGAGTTAGAGTTAAACGAAACATTCACAGATGTAGGCTTCCAGTATCGTCTCACGGGCTGGCTTACAACTGGTGCAACCTACCGTATGGTGTTTGCCGAGGATGACGGAAACTGGAAGATTGAGCACCGCCCACAGGCAGATGTAATAGTTACAGCTAGAAGACTTTTTTACCTTAACATAGCTTGGCGTGCCAGGGTAGAATATAGAATCAAAGACAGTGACCTGCGTGTTAGAGTTAGAAAAAAACTAAAGATTACATTTAAGAGAGTGCCGACAAGCCCATTCTTAGCAGCAGAGGTGTTCCTGCCTTACACAGGAACGCCAGAGAGGACTCGGGCTTTTGTGGGCATGAGTCCGGTAGATAATCTTAGCACTTTTTATTTGCTAGAAGCAGATCACGATAATGGGACTGAATTTAAGAATATTGTTGGTTTAAGTTACAAGTTTAGTTTATAGGAGATCAGTGAAGAAAACACTTATACTTAACGCAAGCTACGAACCCCTTTCAGTCGTCGGCTGGAAAAGAGGACTTATTCTTTGCAACTTTTCAATTGACGACCAGCCCACCGCAAGATTAGAAAAAAACTATGAAGACACAATAAACGCTGGTGAGGGCAGAATCTTTCACAAGCCAGCGGTGATTATCCTGAGAAGGCAAATATCAGTGCGCCCAAAGCGCATTAAGCTAACCAGCCCCGCAATCTTTAGAAGAGACAATCATACTTGTCAATACTGTGGTATAGCTTGCCCACCTAATATTATTTCCGTTGATCACATCATACCAAAGTCCAAAGGTGGCAAAAACACCTGGAGGAATCTTGTTGTTGCTTGCAAACCTTGCAACAATTTAAAAGGCGATAGAACTTTGGATGAATGTGATTTAGAGCTTTTAAGGCTCCCCTTTACGCCAGTTTGGCCCAATGATCCTGATACTCCAGAGGAGTGGGAAGAGTATCTCTTTTAACAGGTAGATAACTATTTATAAGTATGAAACAACTACTTGAAAATTGGCGCAAATACCTGACTGAAGAAGAATTATTAACCGAGGCCGCCTTTGAACCAGAAGATCTCCCAGAAGACATATCAGTTGTAGTGGAGTCAGACGATACTGGCGCTTCGATCTATCTTGCGAGACAAGGTTCAGATGGGTGGGAAGGGCTCAGCTCTGGGAAAGTATATGGCGAAATTGATATAAATCCTGCGACAGAAACGAGAGGTTTTGCCTGCGGCGGCGCTTGGGTGGTTCACCATTCTATGGCAGCAAGTGGATGGGGTCCGATGCTTTATGATATAGCCATAGAGTATGCCACAATCGCCGCCGAGGGTTTGACATCTGATCGGTTTGATGTTAGTCCCGAGGCCGAGAAGATTTGGAAATATTATTTTGAAAACCGCCCCGATGTTCAGGCGCATCAACTGGAAGATAAAAAATTCATTAAGACTGGTGAATACGCGGTCAAGGCGCACCCAGAT